TCACTCAAATTGCTTTTTCAACTTTTCTATGTAATCTGTCATTCCCGTTAATTTTTCTTCAACCAACTCGAATTTACGTGCTTGAAAAGTATCAAATTGGTCTTTATCCAATAGAAGCTCAGCTAAACTTTCCAGTGCTGCTTCATTATATGCTTGCTGCATCATGAACATTACTATTTTTTCTTCCATACCGGAAACATAGACAACCCTTTCTTTCTTTGAAATTCATTCCTATATTTGCTAAATAAATTAGTATAATATGGAAGCGGATGTGTTATTGTTCAAAAGAGAAAAAGGTAAAATATTAATTCCATTGTTTTCAGAAAGGATCCATGCAGGATTTGAAAGCCCTGCAACGGATTATCAAGAAGAAAGGATCGACCTGAACGAATACGTTACCAAATACCCGGATGCTACCTTTTACGCTCGTGTGATTGGTGACTGCATGATAAATTCAGGGATTTTTGATGGTGATCTATTGGTAGTAGATAAATCCCTTATTCCTCAAAACGGTGATATTGTTGTAGGAATCCTGGAAAGTGAATTTATTCTTCGTGCTTATTACCGATTCGGGAAAGATGAATATCTGATGCCCGACAATCCTAACTATTCACCAATCAAAAGAAGTGAAGGAACATTTTTTGAGATTTGGGGTGTAGTTCCTTTTACCGTTCACAATCAACAAACAAACAGAAATGTACGCATTAATCGACTGCAACAACTTCTACGTTAGTTGCGAAAGAGCCTTTCAGCCTGAACTTCAGAACAGAGCAGGTGTCGTGCTTTCCAATAATGATGGCTGTGCAATTGCCAGAAGTCAGGAAGCAAAGGATAAAGGGATTAAAATGGGAGAACCATATTTTCAGATGAAAGAAACTCATAAAGATGTATGGGTTAGATCATCTAATTACCCTTTGTACCATGACATCATGTTACGTGTAACTTCGATCATTAGACGCTATTTCCCTGATCAAGAGATTTATTCCATTGATGAATGCTTTTGCGACCTGTCAGGCTATGAATACATGGATCCTGAAGAACTGGCATTGCAACTTCGTGCTGAACTTTTACAATGTACCGGTATCCCAGTTTGTATTGGTGTTGCACGAACTAAGACCTTATCCAAGATTGCCAACCGAATTGCAAAGAAGAAATATAAAGAACGTGGTGTATTTTTCTTGAGCTCGCTCGAAGATGAACATGAAGCCTTGAAACAAACCGAGATCGGTGATGTATGGGGTATTGGAAGACAGCATGCTGCCAGGCTTATAAACATTGGAGTGGATAATGCTTATAAGTTTACACAATTAACAGTTGGTTGGGTTCAGCTTTATATGACAATCGTTGGTGTGCGTATGTGGAGAGAGCTTAATGGTGAATCCTGCATACCGATGGAATATATCCGCGCAAAGAAAAAAGGTATTGGTACATCAAGGAGTTTTGGTAAAGCTGAAACTGATCTTTCTGTAATGCTTGAAGCGCTTGCGACCTATACGTCCATCGCTGCATTAAAATTAAGAAACCAGAATTCTGTTTGTGCAAAGATCAATGTATTCACACACACAAGTATGTTTGCTGATCCAAAGAACCGCTATTCCGTTGGATTGGATCTTAAACTGGAAGTACCAACTTCTAGCACATCCGAATTAATAAAGGCAGCTAAGTATCTCCTGAGAAGAATTTTTAAGCCTGGGTATCGTTATCAGAAGGTAGGCATCTTCTTAATGGACATAAGACCGGATGATCAGGTACAACAGTCACTATTTGATACGAAAGTCGAAAGCCGAGGCAAATTGATTACTGCCTTAAAAGCGATGGATAGTATAAACCGAAAACAGGGAAAAGATTCGGTACGGATGGCAGCGACCGGTTATGAGCGCAAATGGACCATGAAACAAGAAAATCTTTCAAGGGGTTACACAACCAATATCAGAGACGTGCTTGTTGTTAAGGCAAAATAACCTTATGATTAACTAAGTCTGTCGGATTCATGTGCAATGCTTCTTCGATGACTAATATCATATCGTCTTCTAAATCGCTTGTTATGTGGTGATTCGCGAATTCTTCAACATTATAATTAAACGGTGTAAACACATAATTATCTTGATCTGCCTGACCTTCTGCAATCAACATTGTGTAACCCTCATCCTGAAGGCGCAACAACAATTCTCTAGTTATCGGTGTTATCATAAAAACAAAAATACGTAACTTTATTTTATGTGCTACCATACTTCTACACCGTCTGTAAAGAAAATGCTCGAACAGTTGCCTGAATATGAAGTCAACTATCAAGGAGAAGAATACTATCACGTATCCAGCTTTGCACGGCCATTCCTTCCAGTAACGACATATAAGAATCATAGAACAATTGAATCTGCACAATGGAAGCTACTTCCTTTCTGGGTAAAGAACGAAGAAGAAGCAAAGAAGTATGCAAACACTTGTAATGCAGAATCGGAAAGCATTTTTGAGAAAGCTTCCTATAAAAACTACATTACAAAGAATAGAGGATTGCTTTGGGTGGATGGATTTTATGAACCACACAAAGTAAAAGGCCAGAAAGAAACCGATAACTATTATGTCTACTTACCTGAAAAGCGAATCTTCTCAATTGGAATTGTAATAGCACCTTGGGTAAATAAAGATACAGGTGAAGTGATCGATACTTTCTCTGTTCTTACAACAAAGGCAAATGAGCTATTGACTGATATTCATAACGAAAAGAAGCGCATGCCTTTAATCATTCCTCCTGATGATAGGGATGCATGGCTAGATGCAAATGAACCGGAACAAATAAAGTCTTTCTTTCAACCTTTCGATGGCTTACTTGAAGCACACAAAGTTTACCGGGTAACAGCAGACCGAACCGGTGAAACGAATAGGGCTAGCGTGCAGGATAGGATAGATTAAATATTAAGTTCAAATGGAGGCAGTATATTTGGCTCTGAAACGATAACCCTTGATCTCCAATCACCGTAACTTTGTACTAGGTACTCAATAGCTTCCTCTTGAGTTGCAAACATGCTAAAGGAATCAAGGCCTTCATAAGATTCATCACCGCTTTCAAGTTCTTTTCTTACTTTAATTATTTCTGGTAAATCAACACCTTCAACCCTAATACCTTTGTCGTAAATCTCTTGATATTCGGTGTAGGACATATCAAATTCATTAATGCACCATAATAATGGCCTACCATCATCATCGTATTGTGTGGTATTCACTTTGCCATAAAAGAAGAAGTTAGCCACAACTCCATCGTCTACAAAATATAACACTGTTTCAAGATTTTTTCTGTTTTCATTCAGCCAGGTATCCCATGCATTATATAATACCTGCTTATGCTTTCCGTTTTCGAAAATGAAGTATTTGTCATTGGGATTTATTTTGATTTTCATGAAAGCAAGATATCAAAAATCAAGCAAAATGTATATGGGTTCTAGAGGTAAGCAAGCATGTTCAAAAAACCCACAATAGAGTTTTTACATTTGATCCATGAATATTAACGAAACTAAGAATCACGTAATAGAGTATTATGGTGATCGCAAATTAAAATTTTATGAACCACTTAAAGACGATGGACAGCATTTTGCGTGTAGCTATCAAACTATGGATGGACTGTCTATACATAAAATACATGGCATATGTACAAAAGAAGATCTAGCCAATGGCAGCATTACAATACTTAGGCGGCTGCATTGGAAAATGGGTGTTATGCCATTATAATATCCAACCGTCGTACTTACTTGGATTTTTCTCTATATCTCTGGCCGTCTCATCAGAGAAGATACCATTTAGTTTTCCACGTCTTGTTTTATTTGGGGCGTGTTCTTTTTCAATAAGATCCAAAGCTTCTATATGTTTAGTGTTTTTTATTCCGTCTGATAAATAATCGCACTTATTCATCAATTTTTCTTCGATTGATGAATCCTTAATTTCCACATATGCAAGTTTAGCTAAATCTTTAACAGAAATTTTTGAACTTTTAATAAAATCAATCATATTCTCGGGTCCCGGAAACGGCTTTCCGGTGACTTCCTTACACGACCCATCCTTTATATCAATTAAAGAATGACTTATTCGGTTATTGGGGCCTCCAAGAAAGGACACTCCTACCATGTTTTTATCTTCTTTCATAACTTTTATTTTAAAACCTCCAAAAATCAAAGTTTCCGCTTATCGTTGGTCTCCATCTGCCAGATTGGGGATAGTATGTATAGGTTCCCTGAAAAGAAAATCTGTTTGCATCAATCCGCAAAGCAGGACCATAACCAAAGGCTCCTGTTTCCGGGTTCAATTGAGCATTGCCCTGAACCCTTAAGCCAAATTCAGGCATTACCTGTTTGATCTGCAAACGGTCAACGCCTCGGATTTTAACACGTGGATCGCTTGACCAAATGTCTACGTAGCTTTTCTTTGCTCCTAAAAACCAATCTCTTTTCCAGTACTGAACCGAATTAAAGTCAAAGTTATAGCTGAAGGATCCAAACGTAACTGTATCGGATTGTCTTTTAAAAGAAAGATCTAAATACTTGTCTTTGTAAGCGTAAACGGTGTCCTGTGTGACATTATTAATGATTCGCTTAAGTTGTATGTTTTCCTGCTGAACGTTTGCTACAACGGTGCTTAAGGACTTCAATTGCTTGTCTTTTACACCTGCCAGATTCAATAAGCTGTCAACTTTTGTTTTGTCCTCAACCTTCACTTCGATAAGTTTCAGTATCGGTTCTGCCTCTTTGTAGATCACGTGTTCAGCTCCCTGCTCGTCAACTTTACGTGCTATTTCTTCTGCTTGCATTGAAACGCCTGTTTTTGGGAGATTGACCGATTTGGAATCTTTATCAATTCTGTGCGCCCGGTAAAGTTGGTAACCCATGATTGCAACTATTGCAACAAGGATATAAATCAATATAGTTTTCATTTCTGTTCTTTTGTAGAAGTGCTATCCAGTTTGTTTGTTATCTCCTTAATAACCCCGTTTTTAATGTCAATGAAGTTTTCCAAATTCGATATTCGTTGATCCTGTTTAACGATAATGGCTTTGTACTCTACGATTATCACTTCAAGTTCTTTGCATTTATTCTGTTCGGTAAACTCTTTATAAATGAAATACAATAGAAGAACATAAGCGACAACGTGGATCGGGTTCATTTTAAACTGTGAGTAAGTAGGCACTTTGTCTTGTATCTGCATTGTATTTCATTTAAACTTAAACTGCTCTTTTTACTGCATACAATGTTTTTTCTGTAGGATTTTCTACTACCACTTTGGTGGGTTGTCCTAACTGAATACCGATCAAAGACAGAAATGCTATAGCAGCTGTTACGCCAATTTCTATCCAGTTGACACCATCAATATTTCCATTAGTCTGATAATATTGATAAAGGAATTGCAAAGCTGGTATTACAACTGCTGCGATAAATGCTTTAATCCAATCGCCTGATACAAGCGATCCTCTTTTTTCTACTGTTACTTTTGTTTGATTTTCCATGATTTCTATTTATTTAATGTATTTGTTATTTGATGCCTAATGCTTTAGCGGTTTCACCACCTGGCATAACTTCACCATCAACCACAAGTCCGTATGCTTTTTGAAAACGGACAACTGCATCCTGCGTTCCGGGTCCGAAATAATCATCTAGTTTAAGCATGTAATATCCTTTCTCCTTTAATTTGGTTTGCAGGATTCTAACAAACGGATCCTCCATTAATGGAGTCTTCAACCGGTAAACGATCACTGGAGCTTTGGTATTAACCGGTGCTACGTTTTCACTGTAAGCAATACCGGGTAATAAAATTCCGTAATCCCACCGACGGCCATCTACAACACTTTCAATCACTCCATATTTGGTAGAATGCGCTTCGATTGTTTTGCCATTACCTTGAGAGAATACAATATGTCCGATCGCACCTCCTTTCGGTTTTCTTAGTAAAATCGCACCTGGTATTTTAGCTGCTTGAGTAACCGGAATAATTATCCCTTTGCTTTCTGCATCGTTTCCAAAGAAGCCGGTGTAAGCATCATCGTTCCGTGTACCGTATCCAAATACTCCTAATTGCTGACCTATACAATAAGCCACAAATTCAGCACAGTCAAAAGCGCCCTTATAATTAGGAACATGCTTAGGTACCATAATCCCAAAAACATACTTGCTACCTATGTAGCTTTTTGCAAAAGGTAGAACATCTTTTAAATTGGCGTCGATTTTAATAGTTGTTCCTTCGTTACATAATACTTCGGAATCTTTCTCGCTTAGTTTCATAATGCTACTTCTTTACTCCTCAATTGGTTCAAATTCCTGTACGATTGCTTTAAGTGTATCGAAAACAGCGCTGTTCAAAGTATCATCAGGCTCAATCCCTCCATAGGCAATTGAAAAGCTGTTATCCTGAACCGAATGGTTCGCTGAAAAGTAAGCAGACGGTGTACCTGGCTTCTGCCCTGAAACTTCAATTCTTACAGGTTTTTGTCCTTCGATAAAATCATAATTGATATTGATCTCCCAACCGTTTTTTGATGCTGTTTCTACCCTTCTGGTAGTTTGTTGCTGCAATGTTCTGTTTAATACTGCCATGATATTTTTATTTTAAAAGTGAATTGAAATAGTTGATTATTGTACGGTGAACGAAGGGGAGATAGATCGGATTTGAATCTATGATTGCAATAACCTGTTCTACTTCTTCCTTAGTCACTTCGGTTTCCTTTCCCAAATGGATCTGCTTTGAAATGCTGCCCAGTTCAATTGTCCGGGCGTGCTTAAAGATCAGGTTCCCTAGCTGTTTGTTTAGATCGATTTCATACACCTTTCCATCCAGGTCTTTAATCGTAATGTCGTTTAAGTTGATTTTTACTTTTTTCATATTTATCTATTATTTAATTGCTCCATGTTATTACTCCACTATTGTTTGAGCCTACTATATTTCCCCCTACAAATCTTACCATGGTAAACTTCCATTGATTTGTCTGGCCATACACCGCGGTAAGGATTTTATTTGAAAAGACATACCATCCATCCGGAATCCAGTTATTTGTTGCTTTGACCTGTGTTGTATGGTATCCGTTATATTGCTGATCAGCTGTAACCGTGCCCCCATTAAAGAGATACCCTGTTATGCTTTGTGTAACAACAGGATAATTTCCCGCTGCAACTATATTAGCCAGAACCACCGCCTGGGCTGTTGCCATGTTAGGAGTAGTTGCTGTTTGTCCGAGTGATCGAAGGGATACGCTTACCCATGAGCTTGGGACCGATCCGACAGGTATTAACCCCCTTGAAGAAAGCTCATGTGTTTTTACGCCTATATTGTTGTAGATAGCAATTACAGCGTTTCCTTCATTGTCTGTTCCGATCTGCACGCCCAAATTGCCGTTCTCATGTGTTGCCTGAAATAGTGCATTATCATTTTTATTTAGGGAAAGACGTTTATCGGTTGTTTCAAATTGCCTTGCAATTAGATCATTTGTTTCAATTTTATTTGCTTGTATCTTTCCATTTTCAATAAGGACTTGATTGACAGGTAATGACCCAATCCCTAATTTATCCGCAAGATCTGATGGTCTAGGGGCATAGTCAGTTGCTTTGTTGCCTTTTTCCAATTGCACCCATTCTAAATCAAAATAACTACCTGTATTTGCACCTATGATTCTAAAGTAAACTCTTGGTGTTCCTGATGTGATAATTCCCGTAACGGTAACGGTTGTCCAACCTCCGGTAACTAGAGCAGAAGAGCCGTATTCTGTTCCGTCCGTGTTTGAAATCATCAACTGAAAACCTGACATGGCGCCGTTTGTCCGAACTCTAGCCGATAGCGTCAATTCTTGGTTTAATGGAGCATCTGGAATATTTTTAGCAAGAAAGACTGTTGCCCCTGTTGCGGTAACACGCAAATAAGTAGCTAGCTTTGTTACCGTAGCCCCTGATGATGATAAATACTCATAGCTGGCAACATTTCCTGTTTTGTTGTCATTAAAGTTACTTAAAGGGATCAGGTTAACACCTCCTACTTGAATACCATCTATCAACTGCTGACCGGTTTTATTAACACCCGACACCTTAATTGTCGTTGCTTCGATTGCTAAAGAGTTGATATATTGAGCGTTAATTATATTGGCTTTTATGTATGCAACCTCAAGTAAATCCCCTTTAATATATCCACCATTTACAACTGTGGTTCCCAGTTTGGCAAATTCAACTACGCTCTCATAAGCCATTGGCTTTAGCTGTAAAGTCAGGTTATTATACGCCGCTTGTGCTGTAACAGCTTTTGCATCTGCATCCGAAATCAAGATGGCAACATCGGATGGAGTTGGAGACCATGATGTAAACTTATCCCCCTCTTCAAATTTTATACGAATATTTGATATAATTGAATTAGAAGGGCTCGCACCATTAGTATAAACGTAAATACAGATATGAGTTGTTGCAGCATTGGTTGTAAACGCAAGTTCACCAGATGACAATAAATCCTTTCGCGATGCTGTTGTTGGCTGCATAACACCCGATGTTTCTATTAAAAAAACATAACTGATTTGAGAAGGTATAGAATGTATTTTAACCCGATAAGACTTATTTCCATTAACCTTTGTAAAAACAGACCTCCATTGAAGAGCATTATCCCATGTTGTTCCACTTCCGCTATAGCCTCCTTGTATCCAATTAACCGGATTAGCACTAAATAAATTAACTGCTCCGATCTGTACAGAATTGGTATAGGCATTTGCTGCATTCTCTGCCAAAGTCCTTGCTGTATCTGCTTTAGTCTGTGCTTCTGCGCTTGCTGTACTAATAGCAACTGCTTTTGCAATATTAGCCTGACTTAACGCTACGCTATCAGCATAGTTTTGAACTAATGTTTTTAATGCATTGTCTTTTGCGGTTGCATCCGATTTAGCAGCTGCAAGTTTAGCTTCTGCATCTGCAATAGCTCGCGCCTCTTCGGCTGTAACAATGCCATCAGCATACGCTTTAGTCTGAATTTGCTTTAAATTATCCTGCGCATCTGCATATGTTTTTGCAGCAGATTCGGCAGCGGATTTCGCTGCATTGGCTTTTGAAGTTGCATCACTCGCTGCTGTAGAAATTGCACCTGTTTTAGCAAGGTTTGCTTGATCTTCTGCATATGATTTAGTTGAAGCATTGCCACCTGTGACATTAATTGAGCCTGAAATAAAAACGTTTTCAAAATAACCTCTATCAGTCCAGATTCCATTTTTTGATAATGCACCCCAAACAGGGCTAACTATTCCATCTAATTTCCCTAAACGTACTTTAGTTTTACCTGCCAACGAAGCAGAGTTTACTCCATCGATCACATCTAAATAAGGCGCATTAATATCAGAAGCGGTTAGGTATAAAGAGCCTTGCCGGTTTAAGTCTGTTGCATTCCCGATCCGAACTACATCGTCTCCTGCCTCTGGTATCCCAGAGCCTTCCAGTATTTGTAAATTGAATTGACCAGAAGCGATTGAAGTAACTCTTGCTGTATAATACTTTACATTTCTACCAGTCCATCTTTGGCACCTTACAATATCATCAACTAAGAAAGGAACTCCAATCCGGTTACTGTCCGTATCAATATAACAGTACCAACGCAATCCAGATTCGTTTAACTCTGCACTTAATATCTTTATTGCATCGCTAACCCATACCGATCCGTTTGTAGCCCTGATCTGATTAATTACAAGCTCATATACGTTCATTTCCTTACGAACGGTGAGGTTATCGAAAGTGGCATTGATGTTACCATTTTCTTCTTTAACCGCCCATCCGAATCCGGAAAAACCGCTAACAAAAAGTGGCGATCCTGTGCCTTTAAATTTTGGTTCATCTTGTGGTCTTACAGCTTGTGTTAGGTAAGAAGGCTGTAACAGGCCGTTCCAACGTATTGAGTTTTGGGCTAGGTCTGCAAGTAGGGCGTGGTCAGCTTCTAAGGCGTGATTAGCTTCATCTGCAAAGCCCGCTTTGACTTTGGTATTACCTAATAACAGATAACCGTTATTCTCTGAAAGCCTGTTTAAAAATAGGTTCTGTCTTGTTTGTTCAGGATCCAATAGCCCGGCTGTTGAAATAGCGTAAAGTATCCGTTCCTGTTGAGCATACTGCCTTGCATATTGGCTTGGGGAAATTGTATCCGAAAGATTAAAAGCTGTGTAAAGGGCATCTTCCTGCAGATCCCTGGTATAACCTGAAACACGGATTGTTTTATCAATCGCACGTGCTGTATCTTTGATTTTTACAGTATAACCCAACTGAATATTGGGGGTGTTTTGCTTTACCCAGATCGGCGTAAGGCTTGCACGGTATTCCAGCTTATCGTTTTTGTTTTCATTTAAATATGCTTGACCGGCTGCAAGCAATTTGTTTTCAGCTTCGGTTTTATAGGAAGCAGGCATTTCAATTCCAAGCAATACGTATTTATCACCTACAACTGCTTTCAGTCCACTAGCCCCATTAGGTACACCATCCGGATAAGCCTTGTCATCCGTAATACGCTGTATTTTGATTGTTTTGGTAGAATGGTTGTAGCTAAGTATTTTGAAGTCTGCAAATCCTGCAAGTTGACCGCTAACAAAGGACATTACCTCTGTTCCCTTTAATGGGTTCAGATCAAAGTTGATTGTTGTATCAATGAAAGTAAGATCATCGCTTCCCAAAGCCGTAACGCTCCCAATCCTGCTAGGAAAGATATTGTCAAACGTTTCAGTATGTTCAATAATCTCTTCACCCGGCGCTATAGTTGCTTGCAGGTAAGGACGGTTTGCTAAAGGCAATTGAAGCCTGGTAAAGCCATAACCGCTAGGCAAATTACGTGTTCCGCCCTCTACGTAAAGACGGTTAATAACACTTGTTTCTGTACGCCCGCGGTATAATTCATATAAGCCTTTTCCTTTTCCAAACTCTAATGTTATCCCGGTGCTCGCTTGACGCTTTTGCAGGTGGATGGTTTTGTTATCAACCCAAAATTCAGTTTCATTTCGGCTAGCTAGATCCTGTAATACCGATAACAAAGATTGATTGATGTAGGTATACTGCTGTGCATCGGTATCGTCCACTACGCCTATTGTCCAACCTGAATCAGCACGGTTTGCATTTCTTACGATCAGGTCAACAATGGTAGCTGCATTTCCTGTTACAAATACTTCTGATATGGTAAGCTGATTATTCCCATCAAGCCCTTTGAATTGCCATTTAGCTAAATCATAATAGAGCGCTTCAAATTCAAGATCGTATTGATACCCTAGCTTATCAGCCGTCTGCGTTTCATTTGCAGCACGATTCATTTTATAGGTCTGTCCATAAACCGTTACCTTGTCACCACGTTTGAATACAACCGGCGCAGGCAGGGTAAAAGACATTGCTACCCTGTCAATAGACATGACAACCCTCTCTTGCGATCCATTTGCAGTAATCGCAGCTATAACCGTGCTTCCTCTTTTTATTTCGTAGATCATGGTATAGTGAAAATTTCAGTAGGGTGATCGTCTATTAGAATAAGATTGAATCGTGCAGCAGGGCCATACTTTTGATAACCTGTCATGTTCAGATAGGATACTTTGTAACGTCTATTTCTGCTAACTATATCAAGATTAAATTCGCTTGTTGTTGTGTGAAGGAATAATTTTAATGCTTCATATTTCGTGTTGAACTCCGAATTAGTCGAGCAGATCAATACACAAGGAATTGTATAAGTCTTACTTTTAAATGTTTTAATTCCATGGTATCTTTCAGTACCATTCTCTCCAATCCAGTCTATGCTTAATCCGTTTTCTTTCAGTTCCGCAGCAGGGCGTATTTGAGCATCAATGCCACGCTCAATAATCAATTTATAAAGCGTTTCAGGGTCAACACCGTTTATTCTATAATCACTCATTGTTCCCTCCTTTCAGCCATGATGAAGAGCCTTTGCGATTAATCTTTATATGAGAGTTCTCTGATTCGTTAATAAAATAAAATGCATTATCATATACCGCCAGATATGCTCTTGCATCTCCTTCCAGAGTTATATTTACAGTGCAATTGTCATAAGCCTCTATTGATGCAAAAGCATTATCTTTAACTAGGATTTGTAAATCGCATTCATGCTTTACATAAATATCACTGACTTTATAATCATCAACTTTTATATTTGCTGAAACCCTATCGAGTAATACGACTTTTAACGGATTGGTTAAATCAATCTTACCGTCAGTATAAATACCGTTCGATTCCAAAAGAACGCCAGCATTTTCTTTCATAAAATCAACGGTTGGAAAATTATTACGAAGACAGAAGTCAATCCCTTCAAGGTAATAATCAATCAACCCTTGAATATCTTTTGCCTCAAGGATTTTTTGCATTCCCGGATCACATATTCCGTGTAATTTTGCCCAATGTGCTAACCTAATCTTATCCATTTCTTAACCCTGCCCCCCTTGCAAGTGAATCAATATCTGTTATTTTGTTATTCAGTGAAACGATAGCCGTTTCAATGTTTCCTAATCGTGATAAATGTTCGGTATTTTCTGCTGTTCTAAAGGTGTTACGCTCGATTTTTAAAGCAGTTTCAAGGTTTCGAAATGCAAAGTTTTCGCTTTGTTTTATGGATATTACCTGCTCTTTAGTAATTTCTAGCAACTGTAATTGCGCTAATCTTAAACCTCCAAATTCAGCTTCCAATCTATTGGCGGTGGTTTCTTTGATTCCTTCAATGCCTTTGGAAATAGAGTTTTGATTATTGGTTTTATCTGCTTCTTTCTCCAATCCTAAATCAGTCAAAGCACCTTCATACATTTGTTTTCCAAGACTTACCGCAGTTGTTAAATCATTACGATACTTTTCAAAATCGAATCCGATAAGACTATTATCATTCTCTTTGGCATAAGCTGTAGCAGCGTTCATCATTTCGTTAACAACCTTTTCGATGACATTAAGCTTCACTGCATTGGCGATAGCGTTTTTAATGAATTGATCAAATGCGTCATTCATTGCATCAATACCATCTTCCCCAGCCTCAAAAGCGGATACCAAAGCATCCGTAAGCGTTTGAGAGAACTGCTTAAAGTTAGTTTGCAGAAGCATTTCAGAAATAGCCTGCTGTGTTTGTGCTATCGAATCCTTCAGGCCTAATATCTGATCATCAAAGTCAGCAATCTTTCCATTATCAGTTTTCTTTTTATCCTGCTCAGCTTTGCGCATTTTTTCAATGGCAACGATCTGGGCTTCCATGTTGGCGATGGCTGCATCTGAATCAGCATAATAGCTATTGCCAACACTATTGGATATATCTTTTTCTAATTGCTTGTATGACCTACCTAAACTATCCAATTGTTTTTGATAGTTGTCAATCTGTTTTTGTAGCTTCTTGTCTTTGTTATTAAAAAGGTCTATTGCACTTGTTAGAAGTTTAATTGAGCCTGTGATTATGGCAATCGGGTTTTTATCTGAAATGCCTTTTGATAATTCTCCAACACCCTCTATAAATCCGCCAATATTTGACAAGGTTTTATCTAAGTTTTCATCTCCTATATCTAACTTCTGGACAGATTGAGCAACTATGCCAATAACTTGATTAATATCTCGTGCTACTTCATCTATTACACTTCCAAGTCTTAAGAGTGCAGATGTTGAGTCTTCATCAGAGGCAATACCCTTCATTTCTTTACGATATGCCTTAATAGCAGCCACTAGTCTTTCAAAAGAAGTTTTATTGGTATCACTTGCCTGATTGATTTCCCTAGTCAGATTTTTATATTCTGCTATAGTGATCTTTCCGGCTTTTAATTCAGCGTCTACTTTCTTTTTAACACCTTCAAGATATTTATTGACTGCTGCTTTTGACATTAAAGACATATTGGCAAACATCTCTTCCCAATTGTTCTCTATCTTAAGGTTAGCGGCAACCTCTGCGCTAATACGCTCTTTTCTGTCTTTATCCAATACCTCAAGCTGTTCCATGGTAGCACTTTCTCGCAATGCAGCTACTTTACGGTAATAATCTTCATCAATATCCTCTAACTTTTGGGCATGGGTTTTCGCTGCTTCATAAGCAGTTAAAAAATTCTCTGTTTCCTTTTTTCTGTTTTCTTTTCTTAATGATTCAAGTTCCGTATTAATGTACTTAAGTCGTTCAACTTCCCCCCTAGTCAAATCTCTTGTTTGAGCGGTATCATATAGACCCGCTTGCTCTTGCTCTAAGTATTTTTCAAATGTGTCAAATTCAGCCTTTTCAGCACCATACCTGCGTATTGCACTATCATGGCTTGTTTTTTCCTTAAAATCTTCAAATTCAGAAAATATGGTTTTTTGTTTTTCAATCTCGCCCTTAAGCAATTCAGTTTCTTGTTTATATCGAAGATCTGTAATGGCATTATTCATTAATTCTTCCAAATCTCCTAACGAAACCTTTATCTTGTTTTTAGGGTCAGCATTAAACTTTTTAACGAGGTCTTCAATCTTTTTAAACTCATCTTTTACTGCCTGAATTTCACTATCGTCGGGGCTTAATAGGTTTCGGGTATACTTAGCCTTGATTTCGCTTATTTTTTGTTGTAGGGTGTCAGCAGATTTGAGGTATTTAGACATATCCTCATTATCGAACTTAAATCCATGTTCTTTATTAAACTCTTCAGATTTCTTCGTTAATGCCTTCCATGCCTCTTCTGCTTTAATTGATGTCTCTGTTAAGCCAATTAATTCTTCCTGGGTAATCTGCCTTAGCATATCTTGATATGTTGCACCACCAGACAAGAATGAAGCAGCTGTTGCAAGACCCTTTTGCGTCCATGTTGGTCCCTCGAACGCCCTCTTTTGCGCCTCAATTGTCTTATCGATAGAAACATTAAACAACGCTTGCGCCTCAGCTCTCATTTTTACGGCCTTCACGTAATCCGCTGCCTTATTGTTCAAGAAGTCTTGTACCTCACTAATATTTCTTAATTTCCCAGCTGTATCGCCTAATGTTTTGTTAAATTCATCGGTAACCTGCTTTCCTGTCTTTACACCTTTCTCATAGAGTGAATAGCTGTTTTGAAGATTTTTTACATCTTTAAGTGCTTGTTTATAATCAGTGTTTTCAAAAGCACTTGCTAACGCCTTTTTTAATTGCCCTGCTTTCTCAATCAGCTTTTGTATAGGATCTATAAGTAAACTCATTAGCCCGGCAATACCAAGTCCTGGAATAATGTATGCAGCCATCCTTAATACACGCCATGATTTGTTTACAGCGTTTGTAAAAGCATTGGCTTTTTTGACATTCGTATCAATAGCATTACCCAGATTATCAAATCCAGCTTTACCGACATTAGAAGCTTTTCCAATTTCTTTCTCCAGTGTTTGTATTTCTGAATTGTACAGCTTAAGCTTTTCAGGATCGGTTGCTTGTGCTGCCTTAATACGATAATCTGCAAGCTCCTGCTTTAGTGCTTCAATGCTTATTATCTGATTATCTGTAGCTTTTTTAACCTCTGTCGATGCGACAACTTGATTTTTTAACTCGACATTGGTCTTTGCAATAGATGAAGCATAGTTTGCATTTGCTGCTGCAGCACGTTCAATATCTGCCGGGTTGGTTACAGTACCGGATGTAATAGTTCCTGTTTGACCGGACTTTGAAGACTGAATTTCAAATGCTGTATCAGCTGATGAATAAGGTTTAGCTTTGGACTTTTCTACTTCAACGGCCTTTAATTGCGTTCTGTATTCCCTTAACTTGTCGTTAATCTCGGTACGCCTTGCGCTGATCAAAGCAAGCTTTTTGATGTATTCCTCTTCTGTAATTAAGTTATCCTTTAAGGCTTTCCTTAAATCACGTTCGGTTTGAGCGAGTGACTGTGTTTCTGCTTTAGCTTTGGCTATGGCAGTGTGAACACCTTGCATATTGCCGGATAATTCACCAAAGGTTTTGTTTAGTTCTTTCGATACGACAATTGTTTTTGAAGATTCTTTGGTAATCTCGGACAATGACTTGGCTGCCGGCTTGGTATCAATGGTAATAGTACCAAATAGATCCTTAAGGCGTTTAGCGTCTGCTTCTGCCCTCTTGAGGTCTATTTGCGCTTCCCACTTTAATGGGTATCCGCTTACATCCTTTAATGCCATTATTCTTTCTTAAATCGTTCAAACAAATCCTTGCCGGTAACTGGCTTTATTCCCTCTGTTTTATTCCCTTCTTTATCGTAGACAGGAATAGAGTTTCCGAGCATTTGAATATTCATGAAGCTTCGTTGCCACAGAATTTCATCCCATGACATACCCCAATATTTTTTAACATTACCAACTACTTCCCAGATGTTGGTGTAGAGGCTATTATCTCCTCTTTTTCGTTTAGGCTCATCCCCGTTAGTAAGATGATAGAATGAAGAAAATCCTTTGAGTTTATGAAGCCTTTAAGCACTTGAGTAACATTCATTAGATCTTCTGATGAAAAGTTATCGAGTATGGCATCAACCAACCATTTAGGAGGCTCACTATTTTTATTGTGAATAGCGGATGCAATAGCATTGGCTATTTTTAGAGTGTGATTTAGGGTTGCTTCATGGTTAACCATAGATTCAGGTCTTTCTAAATCTTGATCACTAACACCAACACCCAAAAGGCTTTTACTGTACCATATCCTTGCCCCTAATACCGTAGGTTTGATCGTTAGATTCAATACCTTGGGTCTAATTTTTAATCGAATTAATAACTTATGATACCAATTCTTTGGGTTAACCTCGACCTTAAACTCAAATGGCTTTTCTACTATCGCATCATTTGCGGATGCTAAAATTTCTTTATCGTTCATTATTTCAGGTAAGTTGAAAAAACCCCTACTAAGCACTTACCGCCTTTCAGGGATGTTTTTAAGCTGAAGGTGTTGGCTCTTCAACAATTAAATCAGAAACGGTTGTTAATTCAGGGAGCAAAGCCGTGAATGTTATTGCAACCTTTCCTAAATCCCCAACCGTTAGTGGCCAATCAATAAGTGCTTCCAGTCTTGCACGTGGTATAATGATTTTAAAGTCATCAAATGTGGTTAACCGTACCGCTTGCTCAATGTCTACCGCTTCTCGCGATGCATTCCATTTTTTGCCTGATGTTCCCGGAACAGCTGCCGTTACCGTTCCGCCTTTAAGCTTATTTAGATTGTCTGCTGAGACATCGTATAAGCTTACAGCAATTGTTTTAATTCCGTATTCAGTTGTTAACCTACGGTAAATTCCTGTCGGTTGCTGCTCAATGCGAATATCGGTTGAAGTATTTGCCGTTTCCGAAAAGGTCGCAGTACCTATAACTGCTGCTTTTAGTTCTTTTACCCATGCTGAAGGAATCCCAGTTCCTGTTTTAACAACATCGGCGATTTCTATTTTTTTCAGTCCTACTGAACTTTCTGTTGCCATAATATTTTCCTCCTTAAATGTTTTTTGCCTGAATGTTCAGGCGAATGTTTACGTATGATGATTTAGTTTCTTCAATGATCTGCTCTTGCTGTACCTGAAAGTAAAAGCCCTCGCCTATAAAGTTTTTCAGGATAGGAATAGCCATTTGCGTAAGCTCTTTAAGCCTTACATAATCAGGGTATTCTGTGTCAGTAACTCCATTATTGGTTTTGTCGATATTCGGAACGTGGATGTTGACGTTTACGATTCCTCGCTGTAACTGTGTGAATGTTATAGGCAATGAGTTAACAATGATATCCTCTTTCTCACTATTGATAGGTCTTCTACGTGCGATAGAACCAGTAATAGCGGTACGTAATGGACTGTTATAGATAACTTCAATAACCTTGTCAATAGCTGATCTTGTGATTTCCATTACGCATTACCTAAAGTGTTTCTTAAGATATTTTCAATCATTTGTCCGCTTCCAGTAATCACATCAAACCCTCTCGATTCTACATAACCTGCATAAAACTCACCCGCTACCCCTATGAGTGCAAAGCCTTCTTTTGGTAGGCTCTTAATCGCTTCATTTGCAACCTTGATCCCTTGCTCTGTACCATCCGCCCCTGTTGCAATCGTTTTAAAATCGGACTTCCTAATTACCCTATCTCTCGTAACTGCATAGCCAATGGAGCTCCTTAGGTTAAATGTGTGGTTCATGAATTCAGCGTTTACCCTAGCATTCTCAACAAATTTTATCCCCATTTCAACTAGGTAGTTTTCAATATCTTGCGCCTGCTGAATCAAGGCATTGTTGATTTGTTTATCAATGGATGCTATACTGAATTTAGGCACGAACGTTAAATCCATATTCGAGTATTTGAGGTATTAGAAAATGGTCCTAAAGTCTTACCCTTTGCCTTAACGATTTCACCATCATAAACTGTTACTTCAGTTCCAAATGGCAAGCTTGGTGCATTACGATTAGCATGAATTAGATAATTGTAAACAACCCTATTGCCGTCTTGATCACGTATCTCTTTACCTCCACTATTCGGGCTAACCCTACAAGGAAATTCAATGGTAGTTTCAGTTCCTGGTATGACTTGTCCGGTTAACGGATCTTCATAATCATCGGTACTGATAACCGCCTTAAGGATATGTGGTCTAAAGTTTACCATCTTCTAACGCCGCTTACTTTTGGTTTTGGATCAATAGCATCTAAGACACTCGTCAAACCATGTTTTTTTGCAAGAAAAAGAAGCCTTGCTTTCAGTCCCTCACGGTCGTATGAAATACTCATATCTCCCTCACTAAAGGAACTCAATCCAAACAAGGTCAATAGAACATCTACGGCTGCAAGATCAATCCTTACCGACTGTTCTTTAGAGTACATATCATCACCGTTTAAATCACGGTCGATAAGTGCCTTGTTGACTTCACCATCAGATAGGTTAAACTTGATTTCAATAACCGAAAACAGGGCTTCCTTTACAGTCATTTCAAAGAACGTTAGGAAGCTGCTGTAGCAGTATCCATGATGAAAATTCCATCGATTGCCTCAACACCTGGGAATGCTTTCCATTCACCAACCGTGTACTCTGTCATAGGTCTACGGCTATTCCATCGCATGATTTGGGCGTTACGGTAATATCCATACTGATATACATTAGGACTTCCCATAATCTGCTCATTTGAAAGAGCGTTATGGATGATACCTAACTCTCCACCCGGCACAAACGTTGCTGCATCATCATTCCAGAAAACAAATGGTGAAGCTACACCGTCTTTTTCAACGTTGTTTCTAGCGTCCACAACTTCAAATGCTGGAAGCATATTTTGATTTAACACCTCATTGACTGTCAACAATGTAACGGTATAACGTGCGTTTGATCCTGGATTGAAATACGCCTTTACATAATCCTGAACAGATTTGTTTTTAGCTATCGTATTCCAAAGTTTACGGCTAACCAGTATTCTACTGAATGAGCGTCCTTTATCCTGACCCTTTAGATAAGCGTTTTCAATATCGCCGATAATGTCAGCGGTTGCGTCTGTCCATACTTTTACAGGGTTCAGTTTTTGGTCTGGGTATTCCGTCATCAAATCCAAATCGAAGGTAATTCCATCTGGGTTGTTGTCGATACTTACCGTGATTTTTCCTGTAGATACTGCCTGTAAACACATAGCATCCATACGTTTATGAACTCCATTACCTGCGAAGGTAATATCATCATACAGCAAACGGAAGATTGCATCCATTTCTGCACCTTCTGATGCTCCCAATGCCTGCATTACCAACATTTCACGGTATTGCTTTGAAGTCATCTCACGACCATGTGCAATAGTTGGTACTTCACCTTGAAGCTTTTCAAGACCTTGACGGCTACGTAAAGGAATCTCGCTGTTGTCAGAGATTACTGATGCTAATGTTTGAATCGCTGTACGACCAATTATAGTAGTAAAATCTAAGCTTACCGATGGTGTTCCCAACCTGAAAAAGCGAGTGTACCAAAGCGGCGCAAAACGATCGTTCGCACGATCTATGAACGTTTGTAGGGGAATCCCAGTACGTTCTAAAAATATCGAATTTATTCTTTCTTCTGCCATTATTTAGCCCTCCTTAATAAGATTGTGAAAAAATGATGTTGGGAAGTTTTGCCTTCACCTCATCGGTTACTGCAGGGATTCTGCGAGCGTAAACAGTACCTCTTTCAAGGATTGTTACGTCCAGGTCTGTACCTACCTTCACTTCATTGTAAAGCAACCCCTTTGGCTCTACTGCCAATACTCCATTTGATCCTGCTTCCGCTTTTCCTGCTACTAGTGCAGCACCTTCAGGAGTAGCCGTTAAGTCTGCTGTAGTGGTCAGGGTATCATAATTAGCATTGGATGTATTAATGGCGGTAATCTTGGTAGATATACCGTTAGCCATGATAAAATCATCCTTGGCAAATAAATGACCTTTGGCAACTTTAACCGATTTACCTGTCGCACCCAATGCCTCTACCAATGTAGCGCCTTTTAGGATTTTAGCTACTCGTGTAGCTTCATCAAAGCCAAATACTGCCCCTTGAGGCACAATGGCACCGGCTGTTAATCCTGTGGTGTCCAGATTAAAACCACCTTGTGTACTCTTGGCGGCATCGTCTATCTGAAAAACAGGAATTCCAGAACCGTATTTAGTTCTTTTTAAATCTCTCATTTTAGTTAATTAGTGGGTTCAACTACTGGCTTGGTTTTTTCCAGATAACTATCCAGAGCAGCCAAACCTTTTTTTGATGCAGCAGCAGCTCCACCCGCCCCAACTGGTGGTTTGCCTGTTGATTGATCGTTTGATTCATTAATTACCAAAGACTTATTAAAGTCTTCTAATTCAGCAATTGATGTGTCAAACTCATCTTCACTTGATGGCATCCACTTGTTTATCAAAGTCTGGTTCTTTATGCCTTTCTCTTTGGCTAAATCATTCCACTTTGATTGAAGCGTTTGGGTTTTGTCCTTTTGGACTAAGCCGTTTACTGATTGAGCAAGCCCCGTAACAAGAGTCGTTAACTGTGCGATTTGATCGTTTTTGTCATCCTCTTTTGTAGTTGCTGCTGGTGTTGTTGGAGTGGTTACTTGTTCGTCCCCAGATGTTGGTGCTTTAGCTTTTGCAACGGCATCATTGACACGTTTATCAATATCCCCTTGAAAAGATGTAAGCAATGTTTTGACCCCGTCTGTTGCGGTTTCTACTTGATCGGCTTCGGTAACGGTTGTGGCTAAATAATTAGCGACCCCCTCAAAAGCCTTATCGCCAAACCCTAAGTTTTTGTACTTAGTTTTAAGCGACTTTAAAATTTCGTCTTTCATGTTTAGATGAATAAGTGTAATCTTGTTTTTCAACTATAAAATTACCCCTTGATTCTTCTAAAAGATTGTTTTTGGCTCTCAAATGCTTTATTATAATCGTTAGATAAAGAAAATTGTCTTTAATGTCATAAAAGGCAACTTTTAACAAACAAAGCCCCGACTAAATTAATAGTCGGGGCTTACAATCCGAAAACAACTTATTATCTTTTGCTCAACCTGCGTCTCTCAAGTTCCTCAATTACCTTCGGGTAGTTATATCGAATAATAGCCCCCTCTTGTATAAACGGAATCTTGTTCTTTTTGCGCCACAAAGAAAGAGTCTGCCTTGTAACACCTAAGCGCAATCCCAATTAATCTGAATCGACAATCTCAATTTTAGGTTGCGCCAGTTGGCGTTCCTTGATTTCTGCTAATTCTTCTTTAATGGCTCTTACTTCATTAAATAGCACTTCAAATGGGTTTTCCATTGGCTATATATTTAACTCCTTATTTACACTGAAGAATTCTAAAGGTTCTTTGCTGTTAATCTGCTTGTTATGCAAAATGTTAGCAATATTATTTTTGTTTATTTTGTCTGCGGCTTTTGTAATTGAATCCGCCATTTCTGGAGTAATATCACCTCTGCGAATATCTTTCATTACCCCTGCTAAAAACTTATTTAAATCATTAGCGTTTTTTACTTCATACGTTGGTTCTGGTTTCATGATTTCTGTTTTTAAGTTCACGTTTTATTTTCTGTATTAATCTTTCTGCCTCAATTATAAGAGGTGGCATTTCGCTGGTTGGGATTTTTGTGCCGTTTTTCTTATTAATAATGACAGTAACATAAGATCTTTTTAATTCTTCACGTGTAGATTTATGCAAGTTCTTCAGGAATTCTGTATTTTTTTCTCTGTATATTTTCATCGAACTTTTCACTTTATCTCTATTTACCTCCCTGTAATTTTTAGAGTACGAAATATTTTTCTCTTGGTTCATTAAATAATAATCTTTGGTGCCCCCTATCCTCTTATACCTTTCTTTATCTCTCTCTAGCTTTAACTGGCGATATAAGGGATCGGTGTGATAACGTTCGACTCGTCTTGCGTTTGCCGCAACTCCCGTTTTTTGGTATGATTTTTTACGAATCTCTTTATGTTTTTCTGGATTATTTTTTCTCCATTCCGCCATCCATTCAGCCTTATATTTTTTTTTACAATCCTTACATCGCTTTGCTATTGGATTCCTTAAAGAAACATAACAATCAATACAAGTATTATTTTTTTCCATTGTACATTATACTAAAACAAGAAACCCTTACTAATCCTTTCGAGCCTTCGACCTCTCTACTTGGATTAATAAGGGTGTTAATATTTTTAACTGGCTTAACGTCGAAGGCTGCCAATGATTATGTAAATATAATAAAAATTATCATTAATATCAAATATGACAACTTTTAATCCAAATTTTTATCGTTCTTATCCTTTTCCTTAACATTTATTCCTGCTGCTTTTTCCTTCTCAATCTGCTTGAGCTCTGCCTTTGCATCATTGACCAATGTTGATTTCTCGATCATGGTTTGCCTGCTTATCATTCCTGCCTCGTAAGCTTTAATGAGAAGCTCGTTAAATTCTACATCGTTTATTGGCATGAACGGTCTGAACTTCGGAGAAACAACCAATCCCGAGGCTTTCTCTAATGACAGGCTATTAAAGGAAACAAGCATCTTGATAATAAAATTCAATCTGCGCTGAATCATCTCCCCGAACTTTTCTTGTTTATCAGATGCTTTCATTTGCGGGTCCATAAATAGAAGCTTCAAGGCAATGCCGGACGTTCCCGATCCCAAAATATCTTTCATGGTATTGAAGTCGATTTGAGGTGTATGGGTTCCTGCATGGATTTCATCATTGAGCATATCAAACTCCTTGTGCGTATTTACTGAAGCCCCATCATGTGCTAATATTTCTACGCTACCTCCACCAGTTACTTTAAACTGCTTACCTATCTCACCCTTTCTAGGCAGGTTTTCAACGTCACCACTTGCTACCAGTGCAGGATCTCCAAAGTAATCGTTTGAATCTGCATTGTTTGATAGTTTGGTTTCTTTTCGGTCAATCAACGGTTGAACGTCTGACCATTCTGCACGATCTTGTGAGTAATATATAACCGGAATTGCTTTATATGGGTTAGCCTTTGGCGTTACATCCCAATTATCAGTTCCTTTTACTGCATTGATGATTTGATCTTCTGTATAAATGTCTAAATGTTCAACTTCCTTGCCATCAACAGTAACTTCATACCCTCTCATGAAGGCTATCATGTCATTATACTGATCGAATACTGCCCTGATTTTATCCCCTTTGCTTTCTGCAAGAATATAAACACCTGGTTTTCTTTTTATCCCTTCATTAACGGTTCCATTCCAATAGGAATCGTGCGCATAGTCATACCAAAGCTCTGCACAATGTGTTTCAGACATCATAAGTTTTGCTATCTCTTTCGATTTAAAGTCTAGCTTATTATCACGCCAAACTTTATTGACCATATCTAAAAGAGTTTGCTCATTCGAATCGGATGGAAGGCTTTCAATGCTTATTTTTTCACCGACCAGAAAGGCAGCTGCTATTAATACAATCTTCTTTTGAACTGGAACCGGCAACCGGTTTACTTCAACTAATTCCGTACCGATCTCATTTTTTATTTCACCGGTAATGGAATCCTTATATTCTTGACCTTCAACATCTATTATTTTGTCAGGGCGTAATTTAACTTCCATCACGTCATGCTCAAAAGGATCGTACTGCTTCAGAATATCAGAAATAGCAAAAGTTTTATCTTTAATCTTAACTTTCTTTTCAAGATCATCAAATTTGGCTTTTACCTTTTCAAAATCCCCTGTCAAGAGTGCTTTAAGTTCTTCTCTAGTCATTCGCTTTTGCTTTAACTGTTTTCACTTTTTTAGGCTCTACTTTAGCCTTTGGCGGGTTTAAACAAGCTTTGCATGTAACATCAACTACATGCACGGTGTACGGTTCGCCTTTTGGGCTTAACCCATTGTTGCATGGATAATTTTTTAAGTGAATTTTCATAAGATTTTAATTTAATATGTTCTCATTTTGACCAAACAGTCTAATTTTTCACGAGGGTTATATAAAATATTGGTGCTAAATAGACCAATTACCTAACTCTTACAGTTCTTGATAAGTTCCTTCCACCACGCATAGATGCCAATGCCCTTGCTGTTTTCTTTTTCTGCTCCGGATCGTTTTCTTTACCCCATTTCATAAATCCGATATATTTAACAGCATCCATCGCATGGTCATCAACTTTAACAGGTGTATTTAACCAGATACCGTTTTTATCTTGCGCATAGGTGTAATTCTTGATTTCCCGAATGATGTTAATTGAGCGCTCGGTAATCATCAGCTTACGACCTTTTACAATATCGATACCTTCCTCATTGGTTCCCTTCTTAACAGGGTGGATGTTTATACCTTCTCTATAGATCTCTTCTATCGTACCGGGACTTGCGCTATCCGCAAAACCTTTAACGGTCTTTAACCCAAAATCTATCAGAGAAACTGCTATATCCCTCGGTAGCATGCCTGTCCGGTACATCACTTCATCAAGCCAAACCCTGTTATCCGTATGGCTGGTATACGAATCAACCCCTGCTGTGCTGCTGTTGGTAAAACCAAAGTCAAGACCGTATGCCCTATCAGTTTTAGCCCAAACAGGTATCTCTTTTACAAGTTCCCAATTGGTGTACACCAACCCTTCAAGGCTTGCCCTCTGACCTAATCCGTAAATCTTCCACTTTCTTTCATCAGCCGTCCCATTGGCGAAGTTTTCATCCGTAGGCTCGTAAGAAAGAATCTGATCACGTGAGTTAGTAGATATAAATCGGTTATCCCTAAAAGTACTGTGATTGTACCATGTCTTCGGACGTTTAAGAATCCTGTTGTATACCCAGTGCTCTTCTACGGATGGATTATAATCAAGTATCGCAAAACCTGTACAGCGTTGCATAAGTTGGGTATAATCGTCATAACCTGCTTCTATTACCTCATTTATCCAGAATGCATCAGATGCAAAGCCATGAACCTTCTGCGGATCGTCCAAACCCATAAACCAAAATTCGGTATCCCAGAGCGTGATGATCTTATTGGTCTTATTGTGGTTTTTAGGGTTATATATCCCATATGCTATAAGAACGTTAACAAAGTCATTTAGAACCGTTGCACTAAGCCATGTACCTTTTAAACGGCAAATTGCAACCCTCCTTCGCCTCCCTTTGTTCAAAAAGGCATATTTAATCCAAAACTGGATTATACTGTATGTTTTCGAACTTCTGGAACTTCCCTCAAGCACGTAAACATTATACTTTTTTAGGTTATACGCCCCCAAAAGACTTTCATGTACTTTCGTTGTTATCGCTAACCTCATGCTATTTTATTCTATCACTTCATCCGAATCACCTTCAATGTTCTTTTTGATGTATTCTTGAATTTGTTCTTCTGTCAATGCGTCTGCAGAAAGGAAAAGAACCGGTGAATTATCAATTTTTTCACCTCCTGAAGTAACATCCAATCTTTTACCGTCAATAACCTGCTTTCTCCATTCTTCATCATGGTTGAATAACCAATTGGCTAATACGGTAGCATTTGGGGGCAATTCCGTTTCTTCTTCAAAAACAATCTTATCGTCGAAATCATCTGAAAATTTACTTTTCTGTTTAGTTACTCGCTTTGTTTTTATCCCTCCCAATCCCAATGCAAGGTATCTTTGACGAACGATATTATTTATTTTTGCCCTCCCGCGTGATAACGCTTCAGCTAATTCAGCATTGTCAGACTTCAAACCACAGAAGTAATTAGGGTTTAAACCCAATTCATAGGCAATTTCTTTATCTGTAAACCCCTTACTAGCATACTTCTCTATTCCATCAAGAAACTCTTTGCTTGTATAGTCATAATCGGGCTTACGTCCTTTACTCTTAGACTTATCTTCTTGCTTCTTAGCCATTTTTGTCCTATTAAAGCCCCTTCCCTCTACTAATCATGTCCATCATTTTACGCTCTGATTTTTCTGCTCTTTCATTAATGCATTTAGCTGCATATTCAAGGTCATTCTCAATCATCTTCTTTAACTCCTTCTGTGCTGGTGTTAAAACTATTTCATTATTTATAGCTGTACATGGTAAAGTAATAGTGACTTCATGAATCCCATCTCTTTGAACAACGCTTAATGAATCTTTGAGGTAAACTAATTTATTACCTTGTTCATCTTTTATGATAAAGTGCCCGTATTCATCTACTTCTAAAGTATAGGGCATTTTTGCCTGTTTCGATATTGCCATGATTAATTTATCCTTTCTATGTTTTCAGAGAAAACCTCTCCTTTGATGAACTTGTCTAATGGATCATACCCAAACCGTTGCATAAAAGCACTTTTAGCTTGGTAAGAAGAAAACGATAACGTAACATAGCTTTCCATGTCCTGGGCTTTGCTTTCTGCCTTCTCTTTAATCTGCTGCTTCATTTCCTTAACAGCCTGTTTGCGCTCTTCTTTTTGCTGTGCTACCGGTGCATAAAGCTCTTCTATTTCATCCTCAATCTCCTCGTTTTCAAAATCACTTAAATCAATGCCGTATAGGTTTAGGTCGTAATCGTCAAGACCTGCTAACTGATAATCTATTTCTGGGATGAGGTCACGCATCAGATCTTCATCGAATTCACCCATAACAGTAGTATTGTTCATGAAGATGTTTTGCTCCCTTTCAGTCTTTGGATCCAGATCAACCTTTTCAACCCTTACTATATAATCGGTTTCCTTATCGCTTGGATAGTATTTATTTATTTCATCAAGAATGGTTAACCTTTGATGCCCGCTTACCAAATTTCCTGTTTGTTCATTGAAAACGATACCACCCATTAAGCCGTTCTTTTTAATGTTGGCTTTTAGCTTACGTTTGGCTTCATCACTAATCTTTCTGGGATTGTAATTAGCCAGTGTAATTTTTGAGCGCTCTATTTCTATAGGCTCGGACTTAAAGTATTTATTAAGCTCTTTGCTCATGTTCAAACAATAATTTTTCACTTAATGGGTAAGCCTTCAAAATCTTCTCTAAATCTTGGGGATAATTCTTTTTTAGGTACAGAAAAACGTCAATATCAAACCCTACTCCGTTCGATTGCTTTTTGCCGTATTGTATTGGCATTGGTAAACGGTTTTTCTTGATGTATTTTAGAACGTCTTTATCATACCATTTTGACAATGGGTAAACGTTTCGTGTCTTTTCGCTTATTGCTTCATTCTCATAACCTCGAAGCATGATACGGCGGTTCATGTTATCTGCCTGCTTCATACCATAAAAGCTATATTCTATACCGGTTGTTAATCGAATAGCCTCGTTAACATCGCTTAATTTCTTAAGCTTTATGTTTGGGTTAGGTTTGCAGTAAAGCCCTGAACGGTGTATGTAAGTTAGATTCCAATGCGGTGCTTGTATAAACCAGGCGTTTGAGTATGTTTTTTCTGAAAAAGTAATGTACTTGTTGATATGGTCCAGGTCTTTAACAAAGAACATGAATACACAAACCACCTCTTTAAACTCTTTTGCCAGAAGATCTAACAAAGCTATTGAATCTTTACCGCCTGAATAAAACAAGACAACTCTATCAGTCTTTTGTCTGATAGAGTTAATTACTTCTTTCGTATGCTGAAGCGGTGTCATGGTTTTTAACCACTTGCTAGTCCGAATGCTGCGCGCATATCTCGGCCTCTTTGGTTTCTTGAAATAAATTGACCGCCTCGACCTACTTGACCACCAGACGAAATACTTGCAGCTCTACGGCCGCCTCGAAAAGAGCTTGTTGCGAATGTTGTTCTGTTCATACCCTATGATTTTAAAAGTTAATTAATGTTCTAAAACTTTACCTAGATCATAAACTACTTGTGACATGATGTATATTTCACCAGCTTCTTCGTATTCGATAAATTCACCTTCTTCATCTACAAAGATTTCAATATTTGCGTCCTTAACTTCTACCAGGGCGGTATCTCTATCTTTGTTGTAGCCTACGAAGAAACGAATCGCATCGTATTTGCGTGCTTGCACGATACCATCATTGACTACTGCCAGTCCGTTTTTACCTACTTCGCAATACTTCTTTAAGCTTTTAGGTCTTATTTCTCTAAATTCTTGCAGCTTTTCACCGGTTAAGATCTGATCAAAATAAGACTGCTTGATAATTAATGTCAGTATGTTCATGTTCTATGAGTTTAAAATTAAGGTTTATATAAGGGTATGTATAGTATTTGAGGGGGCAATTCTTTATTTATCATGTTAAATAAAGATTTTCTATTTTAAAGCATCTAAAAGAGTTTTTCTCTAGATCAAAATAGGTAAATGTACTATGATTAGGCTTTTGCCCTTTCGGTTCATAGTTAAAATAATTGCTTTTAAGCGTACCTTTTGCTTTTCTGATACTACCATCGACTTTGTAAAAACTAAACTCTGCAACGCCTGAAAGTAAGCGATATTTAAGTTTTACCAATTGCCATGCATAAGCTAAACATTTTGACCAGCTCGTAAACTGATCTCTTAATTGATGCGCTGTTTTAAATACTAAACTTTTCATTTTGTCTTATAAATTAGAAAGGTTGATTAAATAATTACTTTATAACTATTGCCTATGAACATAACCGGGCAAACGTACATTGATCTAAAATTGATTTTATCGTGTATATTGAAAGATTGAATACCTTCTTTAAATTGTTTATAGATCACCTTTGATGTGCTGAAGTAGTTTTGATTGTTCATGACTTCTTAATTTAAGATGTGTTTGTTGATGAATATTGCAACTGACATATTATAGTCAATTAGAATAAGGTTGAAAAGACTTTCATTTTCGATTATGTATTGCTCTAATGCAGCAAGTTTGTTAATGTTATCATTATTAACACTCTCGTATTCTTTTTTCTCCCAAACTTGCAGTTCACTGTAAAAAGGCACTATGCTATCATTGTGATAGTTGATTTGAGCTTTCAAGTCTAACATTTGCCCTATTACTGTATCTTGATGCTGTGGTTTTAAATTATCTCTTTTCATAATTAAGCCCTTTCTAAACTTGGTAATGTTAAAACTGTTATACCTTCTTTTGCTCTCAACTCGTTTAAAGCCTTAAGATCATTTACTAATTTGATTCTTGCTTTATCAGTTCTACGTTTTAGATATTTAGCGAAATTGCTATTGAACACTTTATGTAATTCGATTGCTGTAATTTTGATTTGATTTTTCATTGTGTCTTATATTTAATGTTTAACCCTTATTGACATACAAATATAGTTACTATATATGTATATAGCAAATTTATTTTAAATTATTTTTCAATAAAAAAAGCGACCCTTTTGAGATCGCTTTAACTTATAAGTTTGCTTATTTTATCTATAGGTATGCAGCTTTGCTTTAAATACCTTTTCATTGCCTTTTATATAAACACTTGTATCATTTCTCATAAAGTAATGAGATATTGTATTTGCTATGAATTGAGGCTTATCTATACAAAGGCTTTTGATAGAAGTGTAAGCCTTATGCTCTCCAGTCTCTGTATTCAAGTAAAATATTGCGCTTCTTTCTGGCTTTTCCATTTTTTTTATTCTAAAATGGTACTTTCATTATCAATCTTCTAACTCTTTCTTTGAGAAACATTTGAGTTCCTATTATTCTAAAGATTGGTAAAATTTGTTTGTTCATCAAATCATATTTATCATTGTCGAAACTTCTTTCATTTAGTTCAGTTCCAAACTTGTATATATAATCAATGACTTTTAGATCAAATTGATGATCATTATTTTTCATAAAAAAAGCCTCTACTATTTCAGAAATTTCAGGATTTATCTCTTTGGTAATATGCTTTTTAAAATTTATGGTAAGTGCTTCTATGTCATTATAAAAGTCATCTTCCCTTATTGGCTGATAAGAATCGTTATTCATTAATTCATCTTTGTATTTCTCGGCCTTCTCCTTAAAAATCTGCTTCATAATTCCTTATTTAGTATCCATGTCGTTGGAATTACCTTTTTCTAAATATGCTATTTGACTCTCATCTAGGTCTGGTGCAAACATATCGTCATTAAATATTGAATCATCTTCTTGATTGTTATTATTGTCTGTATTTGGATTTGAATCTGACATAATGCTTTATTTAATAATGAAATATAAGATTAATAATTAGTATGATAAACAAGGAAGTGACACTATAAACAAAATGCGTAACACTACTTTTAAATTTAGATAATTGGGCATCAATAACTCTGGCATTTAAATTATATGTAGAGCGATTTGCTTTCACTTCAAAAATAAGAAGCTGTAAATATGGTTTTTGCGCTTGCTTGCCAAATTCCTCGAAATTGAAACCATGTCCTAGCCTTTTAGGCTTAAGAACCGAAAGAAGGTCATTTATAGAGTAAATAGCCAAACCAATTGGTATTATAGCTAAGAGCTTCTGCCAATACAAGGTTTCGTTATTCACCATTAAAGATATAGAAAGCGGTATAAAAATAGCAAGTCCCGATAATAACATACCCGATTTTTTAGTGCAGTTCTCATAAGACATTTGTTGCTCACCCAATAGTGACCTAGATTTATCCACTAGAAACTCTAAGCTTTTTATTCTCATATCCAAAATATCCATTTATTACCTTGCATGTATGTTTCAAAATCTAATATAGTAAATTCATCTCAAAACGCCATCTTTTTATAATCTCCTTCTTTCAAATACTCCACTAATTCCATTATATGCCAGTAATCCGGACACTTATCTAAATCTCCTTTCCATTCTTTTATTCTGATTAGACAGGTATCAATGAAAGTGTCGGTGTTGTTTAATTTTACTGCCTTGTTTAGTTTAAGGGATTTCGGGCATTCAGTTGTTTTAAAGAAGGATTCTAGTTCTTGGATTGACATGGGGTAAAATTACTAACCTTTTCCTATATCAAACCTTTAAGAAACTCAACAATATCAATTATTTCTACACCTCTTGAATCCATTAGCTTCTTATATTTAGAATCAGCATCTTCTTTTGTATCGCAAAGAAGTACATGACTCGTTGCATCTGAATAAAATACAATCACTAGACTGTTGCTTAAGAAAGCAGGATCTTCTGTGTATTTTTGCTCTACATTTAGTATCCTTTTAGGCTTATCAGTTTCCATAATCAAATTTTTCTAACGATCATATTTCCTTGTTATTTTATACAAAACGTCTCCATCGATTTGTATCTCTAAGGTCATACCCTCGTCTTCAAAAATGGTGTTTAATTGCTTATCCACATTCATAGGGATTCTTTTAGATGGATAGATATTAATCTCTATTTCATTCTCATTATCTTCTAATATTTCAACTATATCTAAATTGACTTTTAAAAAGAAGTCATTAATAATGGATTGAACTTCAATTAAATTATCTTTAGTAACTTTTATAGTCTTTTCCATAATCAAATATAATTATTTTGCTCATTTCATGTAAGTTATTTGTTTTTATCAATTGTAGTGTATAGTTTTGTGTACACTAAAATATAAATTTAGCTTATGGCATCTGATGATATAATAGATTTAGAAAAACTAGAAAAACTTATTTCAGATGATGCTAACAATGGCGACACATTTAGACCAGAACAATTTTATGGAAAGAAAGTAAGGGTTCCCAAGAATAAAGGACATCAAGAGGATTTAACAACATTCATTCAGAAATTCTATACGTTAAATTTTGTTGAACCCGCTACATCCCAAGAGGATTATTATTTATATGAATTGCATCCCCTCTCTCTTTGATTTACAAATACCGTTGATTGTCTTATTTACTGCTATTTGATAGACTAATTTAAAGGTGTCGAATTCGACAGGGTTAGATTTTCACCTCCAATTCTTGACCAGTTAATGCAAAATAAAGATTTTGGAGTTGATGGATATATTTGATTTGATGATACCCGTTTTTATAAAAAGGATGAGGCTCAAAATTGACATCGGTATAATCTTTAAGCCAAGTCAACTCGAATAAGTAATCATGAGTTATTGGATTTTTTCCAATACAAAATTTCGCAGAAATACAACCATTATCGTATTTTGTAAAACCAAACTTCAATAACCATTCTTCGGTTAAAGGGATAGGATTAAAATAGTCTTCTATTTCTCCATTAATTTCACCGCTACCATCCGATTTAGTATTTGCAACTATTTCGTTAACAACCTCTGTAATATTATCGTAAGGCTCTGCGATTAAATTTCCAATTCTTAGTTCTTCTGCTTTCATATCAAATCAAGTTTAGTGTTGAGGATGGAGTCTTTGTCTACTACTAAATGATTAGCACCGATCTGAAAGTATTTGTGATGTGTATATGCTTCAGTAACTTTTTCAAAGTGTTTCATTTGTACATTCTCACTCGCTTTCTGCAAAAGAGCTTGACCGTATTCAAGGGCAAGTCGTTTTGCGACTTTGTCCATAAGAATAACTTTTATAGCCTTATTTAGGTACCCATCATGCCAATTGTGTTTACCATCTGTGTATTCACGAGCGACATCTTCTTTTATTTCTTCCAATGTTTTCATGGCAATTCTATTGATAGGTTAGCGATAATTCCTTCTGCAGGAATGTAAAAACCTTCTTCATCTTGGTAAAGCGCGCCTTTGCTTCTAAGCTCAAATCTGGCTTTCTCCCTATCTGCTTTTATAGCTTCGGTGGCGTATCTATACATCATGTTTGTGAATAACTCGGCTTCACGTTGGTTTAATTTGAATTTAGATACATCATTCACCATATTATTGTATCTCAACAAAGTTCCCTCTAATTCTTGTTTCGCTGTTTTCATAACTAAAAGAATGGGTTATTAATAGTTAATTCATAAGACCCTCCGAATAGGGCAAATGCTATGACAGCGATACATACAGCAAATAGCACTAAGCTTATTAAAAACGTTACTGTAATATTTAGAATCATTAATATTTTTTTTAATGTTTTCATACTTCCTTAAGTTTATACCATCTTCCTGATGTCAGGCAAATGGCTGTTATTCCCTTAATTTAACCCATCCATATTCGATTTCTGTTCCATCACCTACGTAGTAGCCACGAGAACGCAGGAAATCAATCATCAACATTAATTTGCCCATCGGGTCGTTTAATCCGAAAACAGAAAAACTATCTTCATCTGAATTAAACGTACTATCTATTAATTGGATCCCCTTATCTGACGTATGCTGTCTTTTACTCCAATTTTCATTACCGGGGTAAGTTATTTTAGCCACCTCAATAGCATCTTCATCTGTTATTTGAGAAAGAGGAGTGAGTTCTAAATAACCAAATTGAATAACAGGATTTATCATCTTAAATAGCTTCTTTCTATTTTCTGGATTGCTACAGAACACCCTTTGTCCGTAATAGAGAGCATTGAACTTCGATCTATTTTTTGGTGTGTTTTCTATTTTCATTTTGATTCCTCCTTATTAAGTTCATTGATTAATTGATCCGCTATTATTACTGCACATTCAGCTATATCTACACATTCACCTTTTGTAATATCTCCAGTTAACTTTCCAACACATAATCCCTGCATTGCTAATCCTGCAAAGTATTCTCGTTTGGTTAAAAGTTGCATTGCTAATTCATTCGGGTTTGTTTTCATTTCTCTTTGGTTTCAATGATTAATTCTTTAAAATTATCAGCACATTTATCGCATATTATCTGATTCCGTTTATTCTCCATCATGCAAATCCATGTACTACCTGTTTTAATTGTTTTCCAAGGAGTATTGCAGCATGAACATTTTATTCTTCCATTTCCTGTCATTTTAGGATTTCTTTCATGGAAATCAACCCAATGTTCAACTGTCTGGAATTTTGCAATTAGTTTTATTTTGAATACTTCAGATGTTGTTACTTTCCATCCTTTTTTAAGAACCTCTCTCATTTCTCTTTGGTTTTAGTTATCAATAATCGCATCTTGGACAGTGTCCGTGAGAGTTTAAATTACATCCACAGTCTTCACAAACTTCCATATCATCGTCAAAATCACTATTTAGATTTTGCTCGTTAAGTCTTTGGTCTTGCAAGGACTGTCTGTATTGTTCAATCTCAAATGGATTTGTTAGTTCTTTCATAGTTTTAGTTATCATTAATGGTTAATAGATTCGTGGATGTTGCCGTTTACTTCGATAGCCATATCTGTTACTTTATCAGAAAACCAGCTGGTTGGCACGTATACGCCAAGATCTGTAGGGTCGGCAACCATGAATGCAAATGCGTCTTTACTCCAGATTATTATACAAGATTCTCCTTCAATACTAATTATATCCCCTTCATAAATATCTACTCCATTCTTATCCTGTAAGCCTGTGAATTGACCGACTGATTCGGGGATGACTTTTACTCCAGGATAAAGACGACCACTTTTTTCCGTTTCGATAATATAAGCCACTCCATTATGATCTTTGTGATAAAAACCATATACCCATTCTCCATGGTATTCAAAATCATCCTCTTTGTAAGGAATTGTCCTGCCTCTAAATTTTATTTCTCTTTTCATGATTTTATTGTTGTTTTAATTCGGTTAGTAATTGTTCCCATTCATCAAGCATGTGTTCGCCAAAACCATAGTTACCTGTATGTATATCAGCAACAACTTGCTCTAACGCTTCTACAAGCCTATCATGGTTATTAACTGTTTTGATTAATTCAGAATGATTCTCTAAAAATGCTATTGAGTTATCTACACCATAATCGTGACCTAAATACTCTCCGCATTCTTGTCTGTAAGGATTTCTAATATCCCTCAACTCGTTGGTTATTTCTTCTATACTCATTTCTCTATTATTTAATTGTGTTAATGTCAATAGCAAGATCAGCATCAATAAGCCCAAACACATCGAAATGCCATTCTATTAACTTTACCATGTGTGAATAACTGATGTCTGATAAATCTCCATTAATAGCATCGCCCCATCCAGACCACATAATATTTATACCCAATAGGTCATTGCATTTTTGAATCGGATCAAATCTTTCTCCATTATGTTCAATATCTTTTGTTAGGTCGGATAGATGCCTTAGAATGGGTTTAAAAGCAATTAGTGACACTAAATGTTTACTGGTTAAGATGCAAGATTTATCCTCAATGCCTATCATTTCATCTACTATATTTAAATCATCACCGTTATTGTATTGTACCTTCAGCCCATACGGCAAATAAGGTGCGAGGTGTTCTAATTTTAATTCTTTCATTTCAAAATCTCCTTTATCAATTTATTAATCCTGTTTCCTGCCATTTCCTGTAACATTGTACTTTTTGTTTTCCCGATATACGCCTCCAAAACCGCTATCTCCTGTAACTTCAACCTCTTGCTTCTGGTCTTTAACTTTGCTGTGCTTATCCATTTGCCGTTGGTGTAGAGGGTTAAATACTGACGCTTCACTGCACTTCATACATTTCGATTGCTTTAAAAATCTGATAAACAACTTGTGGAACTATTGCGTTTCCACCTGCTTTGATTGATTCGTTTCTCCATTTAGGAAAGGTAATTCCGTCCAATCTGGTGGAAATCCCATCATCTCCATTACAAACCGGGGATTGAGTTGGGAAGTTTTGCCAGTCTGGTTTGTTAAAGGTCCCTTGATTGCAAATGTTGTTAAAGTCCTGTCTGATTGCCGTTTGCTTTTTGGAATGTATGTTTTCCCTGGACCTCTTTCCGAATCTGATGCTGCTGGTGTCGGAATCATCCCCAAAAATGCCATCCTTCCAAGATTCAAGCTGTGACTGTTCTTCCCGTCCTTGGTTTTCCTTCGACCTGTTGTCGTGACCTCGCATATCGTAGTTGGCTCCTGTGTTGTCGGAGTTGGAAGAAGATTCCCGTATATTATTTGGCTTGCTAAACTTCCGAACTTTGTCCCATTGTTGTAACCTTTCTTTTTTACCCTTTCTCGCATTTTGTTCGGTTCTTCTATTGTCATTACAGTTGTTGGAGTAAGCAACAAACCAAATTCTATCCCTTCTGTGCGGAGCGCCAACGGACGCAGCTGGAAGTACATACGGTTGTACTTCGTACCCTTCAGCTTCCAGATCAGCCTGCACCTCTTCGAAGACCAACCCTCCATTCCAACTAATAAGCCCGAGAACGTTTTCGCCCACAATCCAGGTCGGTTTAATCTCTCGAATTGCTCTAAGCATTTCTGGCCAGAGATGGCGTTCATCATCTTTCCCTTTTCGAAGCCCTGCCAAACTATATGGCTGACAAGGGAATCCTCCGGTAAGCACGTCAATTGTTCCTCTGTGAATAGTGAAATCTGTCTTTTTGATGTCTTCATAACATATTGAATTAGGCCAATAATGATTTAATATTTTTTGTCCGAATGGGTTAATCTCACAATGAAAGACATTTTCCCATCCCATTCATTCCGCTGCTAGGTCAAAACCTCCGATACCACTAAACAATGAGGCGTGTTTCATATCTAATACCCTATAACTTTCCTATGATTCCTGTCTATCTGCATTTCCTGTGCAGAAGGTTCGCTATACACGTTATAAATCCAGATGCTTCCTATAATGAGAGCAAAGAACAGAATAAGACATAACGACCATATTTTAAGGCTGCCTTTGTCGACATCTTGAACGTCTGGTATATTGCTCTTACGCATTAAATATTCGTAGCTGTAAGGCTTCTTGACACGTTTACGGTATATCTCCATGATTATCCAAATGATGAAGATGATGAGGAAGTAAAATAGGTAGGTCATATTTTCCAGATTATTTTAATGTTAAACTCCTGCGCCCATTCAATCTCTTGGTGAACTCCTTTGCTAATTCCATATACCCACAATTCATCAATAATACCGCGCTCAAAGAAGGTTTTGTTCTGTTCGAAGCCAATTGCTCGATGTTCGGGATTGGAGTCATCTAAGGACTCTACAGCCAATATGTATGGAGCAAAGGGAATTACCTCCTGTTCAAGAGAAAGCTTATTGTAGATTGATTTTACCTTTGCAATGTTGATTTTAACATCACCACCAATAGGATGGGCTATGTAGACTATCTTTTTCATAGTTAAAATAATAGTAGTTGTGATTGATGTTGTTCTAATCGTGCATTTGCGTCATCGAAATAATCTTTTTCCTTTTCACAGGTCACTAAATCAAATCCCAGATCGTGGCAGGCAATATCTAAACTCCCGGAACCTCTGTGCGTGTCGAGGATTTTAAAGCCTGGTTTAGCATAATTCATCAATAACCACTTGTATATAGGAACAGGTTTCTGTGTTGGATGAATGCGCTTTTCATTCAATGCTTTATTGCCCTGTTGGATTAATGCTTTTCTTACGTCAATACCGCAGTAAACACCCTGCATCATTCCATTCCACATATAATAAACAATGTCGGTTCGGTTGTTTAGGCTACAGTATGCAATTTCGCATCCGTATTGATCTGTACTGCCATTAAGTTTATCCCAAACGATTCTGCCTTTTGATGGAAAAATATAATCGTAGTTATTTACTCCCCAAATTATTTGATTCTTACTAACTCTCAGGAGTTCATCAAAATATTCTGCACCTGCAGGTTTACTATCCCAATTTTTCTGTTTATAATTAGCTTGCTTTACATGTAGTCTACTACCATTTGATTGAAGTATTGTACTTGGTTTTAAAGAAGGCTTACTGGAATTCATGCCATATTCAGGATCCACTATCGCCAAATCAAAATACTTATCTGGATACCGTGCCATAAGCTCCATGTTATCTTCGTTTGTAATGGTTATCATAATTCTTTAATTTCATCCATAATCACTCGCATCTCTTCTGATTTACAGCGCAGGTGCTCAATCAGTGTTCTCAGCTCACCCAACTCCACCTTACGTATTGCATCACCTGAACCAATTCGGTACAGGTTAAATTGCCACTCATGTTTTTCGTTAGATACAAAACAGCCCGAAGAAATACCTATGTCCAGATTGTCAAATTCCATTTCAAGTGAGAAACCTGAATATCCTGTGATTCGGAACAGAACATCGTCCTGTATTTCGTGCCTTCTAAAACCCATGTCTAATAGGTCTTGGTAGTTCATTTTGTCTATTTTCATAACGGTAGGGTTTCCAACCACTCCCCAACCCCTAAAGGTTTCTCGTAGCCGTATTTGTCTAAAAATTCTTTAACATCGAAAGCATTAATAATTTGCATACCGATTATATCATTTGTTTGTGTCCAAGTATTCGTATCTGAATTATGTATGTAATAATCACCTTTCAATACAGTTGAGTACCTCTCACCGTACATATCTAAGAGCCTTCTAATCATTGTATGATGCAAAGGCGTTTCAGCATAAAGCGCAACTAAATCTTTCATTTCAATTCTTTAAATTCTGTATACGGCTAAAAATGGGCTTTTACTACACATCAGCCCGACCCTGATTAATTGCCTACCTGTTTATGAAGCTCTACTTGGTTAACTTAAACCTGCCAATCAATTTGGCATCTTCTGTATAAATTGATTTCTTAAGTTGAGGTATGTAGAAACACATACCCCAAAATGATTTTCTTGCAATGAACTGTTTGCCAAATACCTCAATTAAAAGCATAGTTTCGATATTAAAACCCTCTGGGTACTTTAATTTTAGGACTTTCAGAAGTTACAGTTTCAATAAATTCGATCTCTAAATTATCAACTGTAACAGCTTCACTTTCGATAGAATAGCAATCAGTTTCAGAATTACAGTATTCAGGTATTGTAGGTACTTGAACATCGCATTTGTAGAAAATTCTCAAACCTTCAAAGTCAAAGCATGAAGAATAATTTGTTTTACAATCTTCTTCTTTTAGGGCTTTGCCTATATAGTTATCAAGCGATAATTGAGCGTGCCTAATACATTCATCTTTTAAGAATGTAGCAAGGCTTAAATGTTGACCTAAGTTTATTAACTTAGCATCTGTGGTTTTTTCGATAGCATTCATTGTCTTATAAATTTATCGGTTTAACTATTATTTCTTATTGATATACAAATATAGTTACTATATATGTATTATACAAATTTATTTTATAATATTTTCATTTATTTTCTCAAACGTGCTCAAAACATTATTTCTATAATCTACATACACTTTAAAGAAGTCACAAACTACGTATATATCATTACTGTAAAGCGGCTGGCTTATGTCTGTAATTGCACAAAGTTCTTTTAAAAGACCTTTCTTAACGCCCTTGTTAGATAAACCATGAATTCTTTCAGGATTAAATCTTAATAGCATCATAGCTATCATTTCACGCCTTAAAGACGCATTTATATGCCAATTAATAGTTTTTATATCTATTTCTTTATATTCGCAATAGGTCAAATAAAGTTCTCTTATCGCTTTCTGGTTAGCCACTTGGTAATTCATGAATACTTTTTGCAAATCGGTGACAATAGAATCAAAAACTATTGGGTGTTTTCTCTTTAGTACGGTAACAATTAGCGAATTTTCCATATTGTCCTAAATATCAATATTGACAACTTCTACCCTACTTAAAGACAATCCAAGCCTCTTTGCAACATCTGGATTTTGTTCTACAAACTCGTGATGTTTCCAGCATAACGACTTGAAATACCGTTTGTCGGTTAAGAAAGATCCCACTCTTCCACGTTGATGGTGCAAAGTTATATCTCTGCTTGTGCATCCAGGATATTCACATACTGGATGTTCTTCGAAATACTTATCTCTTAAGCGTCTATACCGTTTTAATGCTTCGAGCCTGTTTTTGCTTATCGGTTTTATTTTTACTGTCCTTTTAGCTTTGCCATTTTGCTTGATTCTTTGCTTTGCTTGTTGATTTTTCTGATAATGATAAGGCTCTTCAAAGCACAAACCACCAATTGTTTTACGAATTGCTCCATCATTGCAATGCTTGCAAACAGATTCTTTATATGGCCTTATAGCACCCATTCGATGAGATTTGTCTTATTTTACCTGGTTAACCAAATATAAACAATATTGTCCTTAATGTCAAATATGATAATTTATTTTCCAAAACATAATAATCCTGCCACCCTCTTTTCACTGTTTGTCCTTACTTTTTCATTCCACCCAGTTATTCTGCAGAAACTCTTATGGGAATATTGACTATACCCTTGTGGGTTTACCAAATGATATTTAATATTAGAATAAATCAAAAACTTTTCAATCTCTTTTCCAATCTGATGATTTGCTCCAACTCGCTTTGCTGCCCCTACTCCACCCTTATGCCAGATGCCTTTGACCAAATGTCCAGATTCAAGGTAAACCGTAATTTCATTTTCCATTTTCAGTTCCACAAGCTTCATGAATAATTGGAACAAAGGAAACGTAAACAACTCCAATTTCCCATTTCCATAAACTGCTAAACCACTTTCAATGGTATCTGGATCTATTCCTATTGCAATTTTCATTAGAAATTTATTTCTCTTTGACTAATATAATCTTCAATATTTGTTTCTAATTCCTTTAAGTCAGAGAATACAACAATCAAAGCAATCTTTTTTGCCTCCTTAATAATCATATCTTTTCCTGAGATGCTATCAGGATTATTAATATTCTCAATTTCAGCTGATAGCAATTTAAAATCAGAAACACTATTTACATTGGTTGGATCTTTTTTCTTAATTAGGCTTTGCTTTGCTTCTTCGTATATCTTATTTCTCCTATCTCTATTGAGCAAAACTAACCCCATGCTATCCATTTTGTTGTATACAAAATTCCCATAATCCTCATAGGCTCCAGTCTCTAAAAAAACATTATAAGCGTTAATAATTGTCTTTTTTATCCCTTCGATTATTTCTTCTTGGGATGGCAATGACTTTTCTGGCTCTTTATTTAATTTCTTGACTTCATTTTTTCTTTCTTCACTTTCCATATAGGATTTAAAGAAATTAGTGAAAGTAAGTACGTTTAATCCAAAGTAGTCGCCAAATTCACCCCTTATGCCCCTTTCTATAGCAATAGGAATTTCAGCTATTCGCATATTAGAATGATACTTTTTTATTTCATCTGGCATTACACCTACCAAATAATTTGCATCTGGCCCATTAGCCGTTTGGCCTGAATCCTGGAATGCCTTAGCAATTGCTTTAGTTAGAACGTCTCTTAATTCTGATTCCTGACTATTTCTAACCGTGGTAGATGATAAAGCGCCTGAAATGGTACTTAATTCCGTACTGTGATTGATTTTTTGTAATTCCATCTTATTGATAATTTTTTAATGCACTTTCAAATACAGAGATGTTGTTCTGTAATTTTGATTCTTTTTCTTTTTGCCCGGAACTTTTTTCTTTTTTTGAAAAATCGTTTTTAACCCAGGTATCTAACCTTCTTTTGGCATCCCAAGTCTTTTCAAGTTCCTGCCTGAATTTTGTTTTTGATTTATTGGGCTCAGTCCAATATTCATAAAATTCTCTTATTGTTTCTTTTCCATATTGAGCAACAAAAGGTGTGAGTGTTTGAGCAAATTTTAATTTGCGAGCATCTAACACACTATTATGTTCTATATTCTTTTCATTATTTATATTCTTATCATTCTTGTTCTTAGTGCGACCACCTAAATGATTTCGTTCTTTCTTCGATGTGTTTTCAGCGTTGCTTTCGTAGTTCGATGCATCTTGGTAATAGTCATATTTACAGACAGTTATGAGTATTCCTCTTGTTGCCTTCGCCGTTGCTATCATGTTTCCTTCGCATAGCCTTCGTAGTGATTTCGTAATTTGTGGTTTTGAGTACACTTCACGCCTATATCCTACGAACCATTCAAGATCTGATTGAATGTCATTAAAGCTGAAAAAACCACTTCCACGCTTATATTTCCCATTATCAGCGTGATTTACTTTACGAATAATATAAAACCATAACTCCCTATCTATAGGCGGATGTTTCATAATATCGCTTTCATCTATGGCGCGTGGTTGTAGAATGTAACCCCCTCTGATATGCATTTGACTTGCCGTTATTGCATGTTGAACATCTATTCCACCATCCATAATTTAACTAATTAATTTGCAGTTTTTAGTCTTACCTCATCGTAGTAAAAAAGAATAACTTTCTTAAACCTGTAGTTCTTTGGATCTGAATCAAAACGTTTCCTTATCTTATCAATCTTATACTTTACTCCATTCAGTATTATTGTTTGCCCTATTTTAATTGGAATGGTGGAATAAATATTAAGTATTGACCTATTGGACAGATAACGATGATATAGCGGATATAGATTTTTATTTGAAAGGTCATGAATATTCCTAGTTTTCGCATCCTTGTGCTTATTATCCTGATATTGTTTCGCTAAACAAGCCTTACATTTTATCAAATAACCTCTTTTTGTATCCGTTCTTTTATAGAATTCAGAAACAGGTTTTTCGATTTGGCATCCGTAACAATGTAATGTTATGTTTTCCATTATTAATCCTCTTTAAATTCAATACACCATCTTATATATTCTTCATGCTTTTGCTTTGTGTCTAAAAGTTGATTATTATCAATTCTTCTATACATGAAGCAACTTTGATCATAAATTATAAACCTATGCGTTTTTGCATGTTGCTTTGATGTTAATGCTATAGTGTCTTTATAGTATTCAGGGTTGTAGTTCCAATGATGAAGTTCAACACCATCAGGACGAGGCAAACGTTGAGCCGAATTCTTTGCTTTAAGCTTTTCTGGATATTTATTTTTATAGCGTGTTATCACCATACGTTTAGCTTCTGTCGTAGGTTTGTGCTTATTTTTATATCCTAAACGGTAATACTTATCTCTGTGCCTTCTTTTCTCGCCTATAACCCAATTTGGATTTCCAGATAAGAGATTTACTCTTTCTTGAACATCCTTCCTTGCGCAATCTTTGCACTTGTTTAAGTGCCCATCACCCATTTGTTTATGCTTGTAATAATCAGACAAAGGTTTATCTTCATTACACTTAAAACATATTTTGCTTACCATGTTTCTTTGTTTATAGGGTTACATTCCATGCCGCCCTCTATTTTGAAATCATCTGTTCTTATTTGCATTATTACAGAAATCCATTAATTAAAAGGGCAATTGATCATCATCTTCTTCATTATCATTTACTGGTGAATATTGGTTAGTTGTGGTTGAACTTTTCTCTGCCTTCTCAATAAACTCAAACCCATTTCCAATAATCTCGGTAACATATCGCTTATCTCCTGTTGTGGTTTCCCAGGTTCTTGTATGTAATCTTCCTGTTATAAGTATTCTTTGCCCTTTTTTGAAGTATTTTGCAACCACTTCAGCTATGCCGGCATAGAATACTATGTTATGAAACTCTGCTTGCTCAATACGAACCCCCTCTTTATTTTTATAACTTTCATCGGTAGCAATAGAGAAGTTTACAACTTTATTGCCATCATTAAATTCTTTTGCTTCAGGATCTTTTGTTAACCTGCCTAATAGTGTTACTTGATTCATCTAATAATAAATTAATGGGAGGCGCAAACCTCCCGGTAAGAATGATTAGTCGCGGCTCTTTTGAAACATCTTTGAAAATGGATCATATACGTTTTGAATCGTAATAAGACAATCGGACTTCATGTGTAAATCCGTATGATTCTTTGTAGAAAGGACACAGTCTCCTTCAATGAACCGCGTTTCGTTAATATCGTCTAGCATAACGACTCTTTTGGCTCCGGCAGCAAAATGACCGGATGTGCTTTCTTTTGAAGCTACATTTACTGTTTTTGAAATTGTTTCTAACATATTATTAAAATTAAAAGGTTAATATTCGTATTTAAGCAATGAAAAGTATTGGTCTCCTGTTATTCCTACGAGGTCAGCTACTTCTTTTTCGTTAAGGGATTTTAAGACGCTTAACCCGTCTTTCGTAAAGTTGGTACTATACACCTCACCTTGTCTTTGTATGCTATTGATGCAGCTTTCTAGTTTTCGTGGTACACGGTACAGGCTGGCTATTGCATCTTTAGCATTATTATTTTTTGGCTCAACTCCTAAAAAGAACATCCGGTCTGTTGACGGACAGTAACATCTCACAAAAGCTATATCCTCGTTCATAAGGCGACCTTTAAAGAGCGTGTAAACACCGATATTCATCCCGCCTGTTGTGCCTTCAAGATATTTAGGATCTTTCTTATCTGTGTAGGTGTCTATCTCCTTAAGGTTTTTAGACAGGAATCTGAAGATGAATTCATCTCCGAATTTACTTCGGTAGAATGCTAGTATCGCAGATTTAACTTCCTCGTTATTCTCCTTTACAAAATCTTCAAATGTTACCTTTTTATTTGATAGCCTATCGAACAGATCCTTGCTTACATTAAATCCATCAACATAATAACAATCGAATTTTGTAAGATCAGTTGAACTCCCCCATTCAACAGCAGGGCCATCCACATTATGCATATCGTTATTAGCGTTCCGGTGAATCTCTTTAGGGTATTTTGACACGACACAAACCAGTTCCGAAAATACAGCACTGTAAACACCTGATTTCTCATACAGATCATTCCAGGAATTTAACATCACATTAATAGGTGCGTCAATATTAAATTCATCAGCGATAAATTTATACCAGGCGGCGCATCCAGAAGACCACACATTAGCAGTAAATAAATCGTCATAATTATACTTATCCAGTTGTGAACGCAGTTGTGAATACAGTTGTGAATCCAGTTGTGAATCCAGTTGTGAACGCAGTTGTGAATACAGTTGTGAACGCAGTTGTGAATACAGTTGTGAATACAGTTGTGAACGCAGTTGTGAATCCAGTTGTGAATCCAGTTGTGAATCCAGTTGTGAACGCAGTTGTGAACCCAGTTGTGAATACAGTTGTGAACGCAGTTGTGAATACAGTTGTGAATACAGTTGTGAACGCAGTTGTGAACGCAGTTGTGAACCCAGTTGTGAATACAGTTGTGAACCCAGTTGTGAACGCAGTTGTGAATACAGTTGTGAATACAGTTGTGAATACAGTTGTGAATCCAGTTTTTTATTATCAACCTTTAAGCCATCTAGTTTAGGTAACTCTATACCATTTCGTAGACAATACAGAATATAAATAATAGGCGTAAACGCTTCCTTATTCGCTGTGATGTAATTAAAGAATACCTGGCTTTCTAATGGATTTTCTGCTACGATTACAACAGGTTTCTTGTATCCTGCTGTTTCATAATTCCAGTAGATTAACGCTTCTGCGTTTTCTTTCGTAAAAGAATTATAACGACCACCGTCAAAAACTCCGGCGGTATATTTTTTAATATATTCAGGTACTTTAGCCTGTATTTCAGGTGTAAAATCTTTGAGTGTTTTCATTCTGATTTGTGTGTTAGTAATTATTTAATTTCAACCCAGCTGCCAAAATCAAGAGACCAGTGAACGTCCTTTAAATAGCAGGCGAATTCTTCATTATTTCGATTGGTGTATCTAAAGTGATAGATCGGATCTTTGAGTTTCTTGCCACCCTGTCTATCTACGATCCTTTCAAGAATAAATTCCTGATCGGTAGTAATTGCACGGTATTTTACACCTACCCTAATCATTTTACTTTAAGAGCCTTATCTACTTCTGAACGTTTGAAGTATTTTTTCCTTCCAATTTTAAAGTATGGAAGCGCACCTCTGTCTATGTAGTTGTAAACAGATTTTATCGATACGTTTAAATATACAGCTACCTCCTTTGTGGTCATTGGTTCGTTAATGTCGCTCATTTGTTCACCAGTGCTAGGCTCTTCAAAGACACGTTCCTCAATTCTGTTTACTTTTTTTAGAAGTTCACCCATTGCTCTAGGTAAGTCTTCAAATGTTAATGATTCCATATAATTTGTTTAATAATTTATTTCTACTTGTTGTCCAGGGTCAGGAATATCAATCCCCAGAAATTCAATCGACCATTGTTTAATGTCATCCATATAATTCATGAATTCGACAGTAGTTAATTCTGTAGTGGTTGGTGCTATTTGCAATACCTCACCATGCTCACTAATCACCTCTCTTTTAGGACAAAACATACTTTTAATTAATTCATGTACTGCTTCAGAATTTTGAAATATGGTACGATCAAAACCAGCATCAATTAATCCATCTTTGATAATTTGTATTACACACCCCCAGTAATATCTATTCTGTGCGTTGCTACGGCTTTTGGTTGCTTTTTCAATAGTAACTATCAAATGCTTTCCTTCAAGGTTTTCAAGATCTTTGATTAAACTTTGTCGGTTAACCATCTTCAAAGTACCATTCAAGGCAGTGGCTTTATATTGCAGCTTCATAACAGTTATTGAAATGGATGCCTATATTTAAGCACATACTTTAAAAAATCGATTACTATCAGAACAGGCACAACAAAAACCACAATTAGAATTATAATAAATAGATTATCTTTCATGTCTACTTAATCTTTAACCTCTTTTTATCATCAACTAAACGACAACCAAACACAGGGTTACCGGCTTGTAATTGTGCTTTAATAGCGACTCTGTTAGGCTTATAACTTTCCGGAACAAGCGTTTTCAAGTGCTTAGGTATCAGTTTCTCATCATCAATTTCAACGCTTGCAGGGTTTTTCTGAACTGATAGGTGAATCAAATCGCCATCAATCTTTTCAACCCCAAAGGCTTGCATAGCTGTTAAAATATTGCTTTCAAGTTTCTCACGAGTACTAGTAATGCCTTTTTTAAGCTCTTGTAAGCGTTTTATTTCAGCATCTATGATACTTTCTTTGCCTTCAAAATCTCTAATGATTAGAGCGTAGTTAGTAGACTTATTTTCTAATTCTTCTTGATTGATAGCAAGCGATTTCTCTATTTCTTCGTTGATTTCACCACCGTTGTTTAACAGAGCATCTGCTATTTGCAGATACTCGTTTTGAATTTTATATAAACTTTTCATTATGCTGGTTCTTTTTCTTGTTTAACCATGTTTTTAGCCTTCTCATCGATCGATGGATCGTCATTTGATTTTCTCAATATGCCAGCTTCTTTCGCTAAACGCTCCTCATATTGCTTATCGAGTACATAATTTCTGCGCAATACCTCAAATGAATCAAATACCATTTCGTCTCGCTTCGATAACCATACGACTGTTTGCGCCCATTCGGCCGTATCAGGTAAGATTTCAGCTTTTACTTTATTTTCTGCCTTTTCTTTTGGCTTAGTTTCAGTTTCAGGCATTTTTAAAGGTTTTTTTTCAGCTTCTTGCAAGCCTGTACGATACGCTTTTTTCATTCTGTACTCTGCATAAAGCTTGTCGAATAAGCCCTTTTCACCATTATTAATTTGCTTAATTGCTTCATTGTATTGCGCTTCTGTTAACCATGGTGCGGTTTCAGGTGCTGATATTGTAGTTTTATTTGATTTGCCGCCTTTTCCAGTTTGAAGCCCTTTAAATACGTCAATACCTATTTCGAGCATAGAACATATTTTTGTAATTGCATCGGTAACTGCACCTTTATAAGCATCACCCAAATCAAAGTTTTTAGAGCTTTCACCTCCATTGTCATTGCCTCCAAAACTCGTATGTGAAATACCGTATTCAGGTACTAATAAATTTACCTCTACAACTACTACACCCCCATCTGCACGCTCAACAACTTTTTGGGAATAACTCCAGTTACCAATACCAAAAACATCATTCAAACGCTCAATAACATAAATAGCTTTTATACTACTCAAATAGGTTTTTGTAGGGTGCTGTGTGACTGCTTCACTTGGTAATGGTGCTCTAAGAGCATTCCTCATTACCTCTGATACTTTTTTAATTTCCATTTGTCTTATAAATTAAAAGGTTGTTTATTTATTAAATTTGGCATTGATTGTCATTACGATAGCTACAAAAGCAAGCCATAGTAATAATAGAAGAAACAGTTTTCCAACGTCAATTAAACGCTTTACAATTTCTCCCTTTCTTGCTTTTTCAATCTCAAAAAGCACCTTTTGGTTATCTCGCAGTAACTTATTTGCTTTAAGTTCTGCCAGCTTCTTAAGTGCATCATTTTTCTCTTTCTGTAAAGAACCTGCTTCCATTTCAGGGTATACAGTTCTCTCTTTTATGAACCTTAACGTACCTGCGAAATTGGTACTTATCTCTGACGGTTTAAACGTATTCTTTTTCATCTTTAAGCAGTTTATTGGTGATTTCATCAATGTTTTTCACTTCAGGAGACCAAATATTAATTACTATATCATTTCTGTTGTCCATGATCTGTAAAAAATATTTATTGGCAGTTTCTGAATAAAAACCTTTTTCATTAATTCTTTTTTCGTATTCAAGAATGTCTAAAAGGCTTATATTTCTAATATTGATAGTTACCCAAAAACCAATACCAACTGATTCATTTTCTTTTTTAAAGGCTAAGACCTTGTCTTTTTGCTCTTTGATTTGTTCTACTAAACTTTTCATTTGTCTTATAATTAAAGGTTGTCGTAAATATCATTTCCGATAACAAAATGGTCGAATCAATCAGGTTTCCACAATGTTTAAATGTGATATGAAGCTTATAAGAATCACTTAACCAAGGTATAATCGTACCGTGAAAACAGCCATCTTTCTCAATACAATAAGAAGACAATACAGGCTTTATTTTAAATACACCTTCAGCTTTAGACAGATTAAAGGGTTTGTTTGAAATTTTTTCGAGCATTTTATTAAGTGATTGTGCCATCGTAATTGATTTAGATATTATTATATTTGTATTGTCTTATAAAAAAGGTTTAACCTTTGCCCTGCATTTAACTATGTAGGGCTTTTTTCTTTTGCTATACTCAAAGATACAATTAAATACAATTAGATACAAATAAATATTTAAATTTTTTTATTATATTTTACTTAGTTGTATCCGAATGTAGTCTTTCGTGCAAAAAGCGTCTCCCTTTTTCTGTCCAATACATTGTTCTTGATGTTTTAATATTGCCATTAGAATCTGTATATGGATGTGTTTTGGTTTTTTCATAGCCATTTCCACAATATGGCACATTGAGCACCCAGCAATCATTTACCTTGTGTTGGATTTTGTACTTCCTTAAATAGGCATTGAATGCGATTGCACTTTTGAACCCTAATTCCTTCGCTATTTCGGTAGTTGCAATTAAACCCTCAGCCTGCAAAACCTGATCGTGATAATCCACTTTTGGTGCCTGCAGATTAATTGTATTGTTAGCAAGCTTTAATTGTTCCTCTTTAATTTTCTTTTCTGCACGTTCTTTCTTTAGTTCCGTTGCCAATGAGATAACTAGGTCCGGATTGTTGACAAGTTCGTCTAACGTCTTTTCTGTTGCAGTAAAGCCATGATTCAGCAATTCCTTAATGCGGTCATTGCACCATATAGCAAATGCAGGAGAAAGCCAGCGTGCAAATTCAATTGCAACATCTTCGTGCATCCATGTGCCAGGAGCATTTCCACCTTTCGTAACTATCACCAAATCAGCCAAACTAAGATTTCTTAGTTTGGACAATTCTGCAATATACTCGCATGTGGAACTTTGGTTTAACCAATGCACAGGCTGCTTATTAAATTGCTTTGCCATTTGGGTTGCATTTGCATAAGCAATCCCATTTTCATTTCTGAAAGTAACCTTGTTACCTTCATAATCAAATAATTTAGTTAAATTTATCATGTAATGTAGTTTAATAGCGATTCAAGTCGGTAGTTAGCGCTATCGACTTATTATTTTATTCTCCATACTTTAACTTCTCCAACCTCTGGATAAGTCTTGAATGAAAATTTCTTACCAGTCTTTTTACTTATTTTATTTGCTCGTTGTCTTATTGAATTGTACTTTTCAATGCCAGCAACCAAACACTCCTCTTTAATAATTAAGCTCTCTAAGGCAGCCGTCCACCCTCTTTCTTTAAATTCTTCTTTAATTATTTTCATATTTGATACATATTAATATATATTTGCATACTAATAGTTACATTGGTAACATTTAATTACAAATCAAATATACAATTAGTAACAATTAAATACAAGTATTTTATTTTAAAGTTTTCAACAATTAATAAAATGATGAAAAATTTAGCACTCGCAGTCAGAGAGAAATATAAGTTTCAAAAACATGCTGCTATTGGAATGGGTGTCGATGGTGGAAATCTAAGTAACCTTATAAAAAAAGGCGATCCATCTAAACTTAGAGGTGAGACTCTGATAAACCTAGAAAGAGGTTTTCCGGAATATAATATAGATTGGCTACTAGAGAAATCCTCAATTAAATTAAAAAAGGATGTAGTTCGCTTAAGCCAAATAAAGCCCTCTCCTGATGGTGATGGGATATTGCTACCGGATGGTAGAACAATCGGAAGGGCTAATGCAGCCATACTTGGTGATGTTACCGACGATAGCGAAACAAAATTTACAGAGATAAGCCCAGGTAGATACCGTATGAAAATACAATTAGTTCCGGAGTTTGCCAGTGCTGGCTATTTAAGAGGTTTTTCTGACCCTGAATATATAGAAGAGCTACCAATACATGAGACTATAGTGGATAGATATTACAGAGGAAAATATATGGCTTTTCAGATCTCTGGAGATTCAATGTTTGATGGAAGCTATGAAAGTATACTAGATAAGTCTGTAGCAATAGGGCGAATGATTAAGAGGGAATTATGGAATAGTAGATTACATAGTCACCAATGGCCTAACTGGATATTCGTCACAAAAACTGAAGGTATTGTTTGTAAACAGATTGCTAGCCAAAATTTAGAAAAAGGCACGCTCGTTTTGCATTCATTAAATCCTGATAAAAACCAATATCCAGATTTTGAAATTCATCTTGATGACGTATATCAGATATTCAATGTCATAAAGACTGAAAGAACATATTAATTTGAATAAGAATGCAAAAAACGGGATCAAGGTTTTAGACGTCGTTCTTTACCATTTAAAAAACAGCATTCTTTTTACAGACGAGAGATTTAAGCCAGAAGGCGGTATATTTATTAAGCCAAAACCAAATAACATTAGAGTAGATGTAATTGAAATTAACCTTTTATTTGCAAAAATCTATGAAGAAGCAATAGAAGGACTGATTAACATTAATACGCAACATGAAGATATCGAAAGAATAGATCAGCTAGCTACCATAATAATAGATGTTATTGATTTGGCTTATATCAATGGTTATTTGTTTAAATTTCAGCAAGAAAGAAACTACAGGATTTCAAGAACATTAACGATGAATAATATTAGAGTTAACTTTACATTGCCTACTAAATATTATGATATAAATACAGGACTTACTAAAATCATATAAAATGAAAAAAATATTACTATTATTATTTATTTTCCCTACTATGTTATTTGCTCAAAAGATAGAGGAAAACAGAAAAGATGAATTCAAGGGTACTTCTATTATTGGAACTTCTTATGAAACCCTCATCGCAAAAGGAAGTACTTGGTTAAGCAACCAGACCACCGTTAAATATAGATTTGTTAAAATCAATGGCACCTATGGCATTCAGGTTAAAATGGTGTATAATCAAGGAAAAGTATTTTCTATTGACAAAGATGCAGAGTTGATATTCAAATTTAACGATGGCACAATCACTACTTTTAATGCAGTAGACTATGCTGTTGCCAATGAAGGAGGCGCCGCTACTGGCGCATGGGGATCAGCCCTTTATGGTGTTTTTGTATCTTTCTTAAGTGTTGAAGACCCTAATTTGGACAATATTCTTAATAAGACGCTTACCGGTGCAAGAATTTATACGGATGAGGGATACGTTGAAGATGTTGCCATTAAAGATAAAGTTGCATCCGTTTTTAACAATAGCATTAAATTAATAAAGACTGCACAATGATCTCATTAGAAAAACAACATCTACGTTTAAAAGATTTTAGAAATTCACTTAAGTTTTCTCAAATCCAAATGGTGGAATTTCTTAACAAATTTACTGAAGGAGTATCAACGCCAAACTACTCCAAGATGGAAAGTGGCACAAGGCCTATACCTATCGAATATATCCATATATTACACATAGAGCTTGGCCTTTCATATGAATGGTTTTTTCATGGAAGGGGCGCACGTAAAATTAACCTGGAGAAAGAAAGATTAACTATTACCGATATAGGTGAACTTAAAAGTAAATATGAGCTGTTAACACATAAAATTCAAGGGATGGAAGAGTCTTTCAGGAAGCTTTATGCTGATTTTTACGCTAGTAAATCATAATCCAAGTTTTTTCAATGTCTCGGCCAACATTCTTGATTTATCCTCATTTGTAGCCCGTATATAGCGCAAAAAGGACTTCTCTGTCTTATGTCCGGTTGCTGACATGATTAACATTGTTGGTATTCCCTTTCTAAACATAATAGTAGCATAGCTTCTTCTACCTGTATGTGAGCTCACCATGTCATAAAAAGGTGTTGGTTCTATTTTCTCTACACCTCCCTTATATGTTTTCACGTTAATTATTTGTGTTAACTCCGCTTTCTTTATAACATCCTTTATTACACGGTTAAACTCTTGATTTGAGCAACCTTTTGGTAAACGGTTATCATATTTCTTAAGCACTTTTTTAAGCCGCTTCATAATTGGTATGGTTACATAAGCGCCTGTTTTTTTCTGCTTGACCCGAATAAAATTATCTTGAATATCCTCGATCTCCAAATCTATAAAATCAGAGAATCGTAATGCAGAATAACAACCTATCAGAAACAGATCTCTTATTTTATCCATGCGTTCGTTTTCTGATAAGTCTAATGCATGAATCTTATCAACTTGATCTAATGTCAATGCAACAGTATCCGATTCATAAGATGGCATATAGAAATATTTACTTTCATATTCGCTTGAATTATGCAAACCGTCATCTTTAGCCTCCTTCATGATCGTTTTAATATTTTTTATAAAACCTCCAAAGGTGCTGATCTCTTTTTCCTCCTTCACCATGATGTAATAACGAAACCTATCATAAAAGTGCCGGTTTATATCACTAAATTCCAGCACTTTGATTTTCGCATATTTCATATACCTCTCTAATGCCGACTTTGTTGATTTTATATTTTTAATTGCTAAATTCTTGAATCTTTTTCCTGCGTTTCTTCCATTTACAAGTAACCTTAAACCACTCTTTCTCTCATCTATGACTAATTGATAATAAGACATAAAATCTAGCGCTATTCTTTCTGGCTCCATACCTGATTTATAGATTTGATCTAATCCTTTCTTCAGCAAATCTATTGTGACCGGAACTTTTAATGCTTCTAAGTCTGATTCGATACTTAATAGGTTTGCAGACATATTTTTTAGTTTCCTTGAAATATTGACAGCGTCTGGCGCAATTGCCTTTATTGGATCTTTTCCGCTTTTCCAATAAAGCTTATTATAATATTTCTCGTCAATGACAATCCCTGTATAATACTCTAACCTTTGGCTATTGAAAGAGTATTTTAATATGAGTACATTGTTTCTTTTTAGGTGATAAAATTTAGGAACTGCCATAATGTCTTATAAAATTTGCACACAAATATACACACACCATTTGATTATCCGTATTCTATATTAATTCCTATCATTTCATTTTATATCGATACCAATGTCTACTAGGCAATCATTTACATCCTAGTTCATTTATTTATATTGCTCGTTCGAATCTGCTCCCGGGTACAGGTTTATTTAATCTGAAATAGATAAACTCACTGTTAAAATTATCCTATTAAAGAGGATCATCTGTAAACATTTCAGGGTACAATTCCCTGTTAGCTTTTACCGCCGCTTTATAATGAGCCAGAAAAGCTTTGTGGAAGTCGTGATGATCATCTTCCTCTAAAGTAAGATCCGCATATGCAAATATTAAGGATTCGATTCTAAGAAGTTCTAATAATAGTGATTCAATTTTTGCGTCCATACATGCAAAGTAATTACATCTTTCGTAATCCATCTTAATTTATATTTATAGCTAAACATACTAGTCGAAATCAAATTTCTTCCACCCTCTTACTACATAAACTATCCCTTAACAGAAGATGTACAGTGGTTGAACAGTCCTTTTACCACTGTTCAAGGACTGTTCAACCACTGTTTGACCACTGTTCAACCACTGTTTGGTTAAACCGTTGTCTTAGCCTAGCTTTTTCAGGAATGGGACACTATTATTTTATATACTTGTTAATAATTACTGATTTAGGTATACAGGTCTTGTTCTTATTCAAGCAGCTTTCTGCTAATACAAAGAAAAACTATTGAAATCGTGAAAGAGGTTGGTGGAGAAACAAATAAAGGTAAAATGTTATTAGAAAGGAAACGCAAGAGAAATTTTTAGCCCCAAATGCACGTTTCGTACAATAGGGCTAAAATTTCTAACAAAAACATCCGAAAGTATATAATTTTTATAATAAAAAAGAATATACACGACAATATTTATAGAAATACTTAACATTAGGTATTAAATCTTCAAAATATATTAAATTATTATCGTCACTCTCCTATAGTTTTCCTACAACGACTTGGACCATCGTATTAAAATCCATGTATTTATTAGCAAGATATAATAAATCTTTAGCTGTAATGTCTTTTACTTGTTGAGTATAGTAATCAAAGTAATCAAGAGTCAGTCCCGAAAAGTAAGCTTGTTTGAACTTGTCAGTATGTGAGAAAACATCTTCAAGGCTGCCTAGCATTGAACCCAACAGATAATTCTTTACCAGCGTTAATTCTTCTTCAGAGATTTCCTCAGTTCTTAACCGGTTAATCTCAAATTCTATTTCTTTTAGGGTGTCAGCACAAACAGCAGTTCCAACTTCTGATGAAATAGTAAAAAACGCAGCTTGTTTCAGCGAACCTATGCCAGATCCTATTCCGTAGGTATAGCCTTTGTCTTCCCGGATATTCATCATCAATCGTGATCCAAAATAACCGCCTAGCGTAGTATTTAATACTTGTAAGGCAGGGAAGTCAGGGTGAGATCGAGGAATACTCAATTGTCCGATACGAATGGCAGATTGTAAGGCTTTTTCTCTTTCTATCACAACCTTCTGAGCAGGAACAGCCGCAAATACAGGAGTGGCCAAAGATGGTTCTTCTGAACTGTTACGCCAATTACTGCTAATTGTATTACTGATATAATCCAGTGTATCCTTTGATATCTTTCCTGAAACAAATATTGTGCAGTTAGCAGGAACTATTTGTCTTTTAAAAAGCGCTGTCAAATCTTCCCTGTTCAATTGATCGAAATCACTTTCTTCCTGAATATACCCATAATTGCTATTTCCAAAAAGCAGGTTATTAAATTGACGCCTCGCTAAATAATCATTTTTCTCTAAAGAGATTCTCAAAGACTGCTTAGAATTACGTTTATAGGTATCTAATTCTTGTTGAGGGAATATCGCATCATTTAATACCTCTAGAACGAAAGGCAATAAATTATTTAAATACTTTGTTAGAGTAACCAGGTTTAAGGTTGTTTGATCGTAGTTATATTCAGGGAAAAGATAGGCTCCATAAAAATCAACTTTCTCTGCAATCTGGGCACTCATATATTTGGAGGTTCCCTCTAATAGCAATGCACTAAGGGCAGAGTTAATAATAGGCTTATCAGGATGGAAAGCGGCGTTTTCAAATACCCATTGAATACGAACAAGTTCTTGCTCTCCCGCATTAAACATAAATAGGTTAGAACCATTCGAGAGTTTCAATGATTCCGGTGAAATTATATTGACACTTTCAATTGGATGAAAGACTGGTGGGTTGATTCTATTAAGCATGGTCTTGAGCTAAGTAAATTAAAGTTGATAAGTTTTCTTTCTTAAAGATTTCAGTACTCACATTTTGAATATCTTCAACAGAAACAGTTAAATACTTTTCTATTTCTGTATTAATTGCCTGCGCGTCGCCAAGTAATTCAAAATAAGAAAGGTTCATGGCTTTATTTAGAATAGACATTTCAGAAAAGACCATTGTTGATTCAATTTTATTCTTGACTTTCTCGAATTCATAATCTAAAACAAACTCAGACTTCATTTTTTCGAGTTCTTCCCATATTGCAGCTTCAGCAGTTTCTATTGAAACACCAGGTAAAGGCTTGCCCTCGATAATAAATAAACCAGCATCAATATTACCAGTAATATAAGCATGGATATCACCGAATATCTCTTGCTCTTTTAATAATCTTCGATATAATCTGGATGATTGACCCTGTGATAACAGGTCAGAGATCAAATCTGCAATATAATAACCTTTTTCTGTCCTCGCTGACATGTGGAAAGCCATGTATATACTATTTGCAGGCACATCAGAATGAATAATCTCTCTTCTCTCCTCCGATTGCTTTGGCTCGACAGGAAGATCTCTTTGGTATTTTACTCCTCCTGGAATGGTTTCAAACCAATACTCAGCTAATCTTTTTATCTCTTCAGTTTTAACATTTCCTGCTACTACCAAAATAGCACTCTGCGGAGTATAATGCTTTTTGAAGAAATCTTTAACATCCTCAATTTTTGCATTTTCAATGTGAGAAAGTTCCTTTCCAATAGTAGCCCAGCGATAAGGATGCTTTTTATAAGCCAAGGGCCTTAATTTCAACCAGACATCGCCATAAGGCTGATTCAGGTAGCGCTGCTTGAATTCTTCACAAACTACATTACGCTGAACCTCTAAACTTTTTTCACTAAAGGCTAAGCTTAACATCCTATCGCTTTCCAGCCAAAAAGCAGTTTCAATATTTACAGCAGGTAAAGTAATATAATAATTAGTTATATCATTACTTGTAAACGCGTTATTCTCACCTCCAACGAGTTGCAAAGGTTTATCATATTGTGGAATATTTACGGATCCCCCAAACATCAAATGCTCAAATAAATGTGCAAAGCCGGTCTGATCTTCATCTTCGTCACGAGCTCCAACATCGTAAAGAATATTCATCACTGCCATCGGAGTTGAAGTGTCTTCATGAACTAAAACTCTTAGACCATTTTTTAATATGAATCGATTATATTTTATCATAGTTTGTATTTCTGTTTAACATTAGTCGACAAATTTAATTAAATAAGGAAAGATTAAGGATTATCGGAAAGAATAGGCAATTTATGTTTTAGCAAAAAAGGCATCACCAAAATTAAGAAGAAAAAGCTCTTTTGTTGCACGTGTGCAGGCGGTATACAACCAACGCATAAATTCAGTGTTCAGCATTTCCTCCGTAAGAAATCCCTGATCTATAAAAACAGCATCCCATTGGCCTCCCTGAGCTTTATGGCAGGTAACCGCCATCGCAAACTTTATTTGTAAAGCATTATAATATGGATCTTGTTTCAATGCCTGAATTCTATCTCTCTTTGTAGGCAGATGTATATAATCTTCCATGATTGCTTCAAACAATCGTTGCTGATCTTCTTTAGGAAGATTCGGACTATCTGCATAGAGCGTTTCTAATAAAACACGGCAGCTTAAAGCCTCACTATCAGTATCTACAAATTCAAGCCGCACATCTGCAAAATGAAATCCAAATTGCGTATGAACATTACTTACTCTTGTAACCTTAGCCATATCACCATTAGCAATAAAGCTTTGACTCTGCTTCTCATCAATCCAGAAATAATTATTCCGAACAATCATAATATAATCGCCACCGGTCAATTCTTCTTCACGATAGAGAATCCTATTTCGAATGTTTAAATTATATAAGTTAGCATTCTTGTTCGACCGGCAAATAACAAGAGTATTCTCTATACCATATTTATTATAGGCGTATTCCAGTCCTTCGATTAAGCGCTCACCGGTCATTTTATAAATATCCTTAAAGGATTTTATATGGAACTGAGGATAAGGGTATGTTTTCTGTTCATTCGAATTATTAAGTATCAGGTTGCGTATCATAGTTGCATTATAAAGAATCCCTGACGTTTTTTCTTGCCTCACAACCTCTGTTAATTCAATCTCAAACACTTTCAGGCTAAACAGGGTCTGTAAGGTTTTTGAAGACAATGCAGGGCTCTCTAATAGACCAACGGGAGGAAGTTGAGCAGTATCTCCTACCAACATTAACCTGCAATTTTCTCCATTATAAACATACTCAATTAAATCCTCCAACAAACTTTGCCGGGAGAAGCCCGCTCGTTCATTAGAAATCATAGATGCCTCATCTACTATAAACAAAGTGTCAGTGTGTTTATTTTCTGCTAAGGCGAAATCCATATCCGGAGTACCGGCAACCTTTTTCCTATAGATCTTTTTATGAATTGTTAATGCATTCTTATTTGAATAAGA